GTCCGGGGCCAACCTGTCCGTGGCCAACCTGTACGAGGCCAACCTGTCCAGGGCCAACCTGTCCGGGGCCAACCTGTCCGGGGCCTACCTGTACGAGGCCAACCTGTACGAGGCCAACCTGTCCGTGGCCTACCTGTCCGGGGCCGACCTGTACGAGGCCAACCTGTCCAGGGCCGACCTGTCCGTGGCCTACCTGTCCGGGGCCAACCTGTCCGGGGCCTACCTGTACGAGGCCAACCTGTACGAGGCCAACCTGTCCAGGGCCGACCTGTCCGTGGCCAACCTGTACGAGGCCAACCTGTCCAGGGCCAACCTGTCCGGGGCCAACCTGTCCAGGGCCGACCTGTCCAGGGCCAACCTGTCCGGGGCCAACCTGTACGAGGCCGACCTGTCCGTGGCCTACCTGTCCGGGGCCGACCTGTCCCCAATTCGCGACGATTTTCTAAAAGTACTGGAATCATCTCGGGAGGAAGTGGTTTTTCTCTACAAGGCTTTGGTCGACGGACACATCGATGGCAAAGCCTACGAGGGCGACTGTGCCTGTCTTAAGGGCACCATCGCGAACGCACGTGGGTGCAATTACAAGATCCTCGACGGGGTACTCAAGGCCGATTCCGATAGCCCTCTTGAGAGGTGGTTCCTCGGCATCAAGAAGGGAGATAACCCGGAAAATAGTCCTGTCTCGGCGATTACGTGTGATTGGGTCGTGGAGTTTATGAAGGCGAATGACATCGTAGTGCCGACGCGCAAGGTGGTGTGGGAATGAACGAACAGTCTGACGGACCAGATCTAGTTTGCGCGGTCGACGCGGCTATTCAAAAGGAGTTCCTAGATTACCGCATTGCGGCCTATTTGAGAAAGAAAGGCTGGAAACATACAAGCAGCACCCCCGGCAGCATCTGGCTGTGGGAGAAAAAGCTTGACGATGACCGCACTGTGTTAGTCGATACTAAGGCGGCTATTCATATGCAGGAGTATCTCGAACAATGAAATTAGAAGCAGGCAAGTTTTACAAGACTCGTGATGGGAGCAAGGCGTATGTGGCATGCATTGAGCCGCCGTTCAGGGTGGATTCGGACGAGAGGGTCTGTGGATATGTAGAGAGCAGTCAGTCTGCCTGTACCTGGTGCACGGACGGATCATGGATAGAGGTTGACACTAGCCCCCAAGACCTCGTCGCCGAATGGGTCGAGTCCAAGCCGAGGCTGAGGGCGTGGTTCAACGACGATACTGGAGCGGTGACACTCACCAACAACCCGTCCACAGGACATTGGCGACGCGCGCCGTGGCTAGACGAGCCGGAGGAGACATGAGCAAGGCAAGTGATTATGCTGCACGTGTTGCAGCCGCGCAAGCTAGGCCCAAGCCGTGCTGCACTCCAAGGGCAGGCTGCGGAGAGCGGTGCCTTGCAGAGATAAGTGGGGAGGGCGACTGTATAATGGTTAGCAACGTAGTCAGCCCCGAGGAACTCCAGAAGCTGGTCAACTGGATCCAAGAAAACTTTGACATACGCGCGGAGGTAACTGCCCGTGAATAGTAGGGATTTTGTATATTGGTTGCAGGGGTTCTTCGAGATCAGCGAAGAGAACAAACACCCCGAGGACAAGGGCAACCTTGATCTTTCCTCGGCACAGGTGAAGTGCATCCGCAACCACCTCAACATGGTCTTCAAGCACGAGATCGACCCGTCGCACGGGGACGCGGCGCATCAAGCTGCGCTTAGTGCGCTGCACGAGGGAGGTGGTGCCCCTGGTCAGCCCCCAAAACCCCCTCTGGAAGACCTCCTAAGGCCCGGTGTTGACTTGACTGGTCCACGGACCATGTTTAACTGCTGACGCAGTCACCATTTGCCTTCAGGGCATTTGGAAACTGAGGGTACAACCTTCAGATGCACAAAGCACCCGCAGCTGACGCACCGCGTGCCAGTGAACTTCTCGCAACCTTTACAAGTGGCCAGTCGCTTATCGATTAAGTCGGGGGCGGCGGCCACTTGTCCTGTCTTAGCAAAGTGACCAAACGCGGCTGCGGCGGTGCGTGCGAGCTCGCCGATTTGCTTTGGCAGCGAGGGTGGTTTTACCTTGGTGGGGCAACATCTACTCATGGAGGCATTATGCCATTGAAAGAAGGCTATACCCACCGCATCTTCGACAATGACGGAAGCACGGTGGCGCTCGTCGGCCCGTACTGGTGCGACAAGATCAACAAGGCGTTGAATCTGATGGTTCACTTGGAGGCGCACTTCCCTGGCCTTGTTAACGGGGAAACGCCCGTTAACGGGGCTGACCTAGTCAACTCAGTTACGGGGTTTCTCTATGAACGCGATGCAGATCCAGTTGGAACAGTTGAAAAGAGCAGCGAGTGCAGCCCGGTTTGAGCCGTCGGGCAAGCCGTTTAAGAAGGCCTGCGATCTTATAGAAAAGCTTGAGCGAGCGCTTCGCTCCATCTCCCAACTTGCACCCAGACAGGAGTATGATGAGATCATGACGATCTGCGAGGAGGCTTTGGGTGTCGATTAGCGATAAATTCTTCGATGAGGTCTCGCAAGCATCGCATGTGCTGGCCAGCGCGACGGTTATGTTAGTAACCTTCGTCTTTGGCGGGCCAAAAGCGCTGCTTATCGCAGTGCCGATCTGGATTGCCATGACGGCCTTTAAGGAATTTTGGTACGATAACGTATACGAAACCCCTGAAGAGGCAGGCCCTTCCGGCTGGGAGGACTTCGGCTTCTACATGGCGGGGATGGTTACCACCATTCTGGTCCTGTGGGCGGGAGGCAAGCTTTCGTGATCACCCCGGAGTATCTGGACATCCTTGCCCAGAAGGCCCACGCTGTTGGCGGCGGGCTTGTCGTACTTGGTTCGCACTCGCTTTGGGGCAAGCGCGCGCTGAAGTATGCTATTCCGATTGGCATCGTCGTGGCGGCCCTGAAGGAGTTCGCCTATGACGCCCACTGGCAGGAGCCGGACATCCGCGGCTCAGACCTTCGCGACTTCACATTCTACATGATTGGTGGCGTGATAGCTTTGGCTTTGCTCAAAGCCCATAAACATATCTAAGGGGGTTCTATGATTTTCCTCGTCATCGGTGGCATCGTTCTCGGCGTCCTAGGCATCATCGCCTTGGTGTGGTACATCCGTTCCAAGCGCCGTGCGTCGCTCGCGGGCATCACCATGGAGTGCCCGAAGGGAGACCACCTCTTGACCAATGCCGACTGGGTGCGTCAGAAGATCCTAGGTGGTGACGAGATTTATCAATGCCCGGTGTGTCATACAGATTCGACGTGGAACGTGAAGACAACTCCCCCCACTTTCATAGGATAATTCATGCCGATTAGCCTAAGCATCGACCCGAATAACACCGGCGTGCCGGCAACGTATTGGGTCGTTACCCGTATTCAGATCGACTTCGTCAACACTGTGGCAAACCTGACCATCTGCGGCTATGGTTCGTACGCGGACTACGCCGCGGGCATGTCGCCTATGTACACGCAGGGCGTGACGCAGAGCGGTGCCCAGGATCCGCTGACAACGACTTCGCTGGCAACGGCGCTCAACAACCTCTACCACATCTTGCTAAATTACCCGATGTTTTCGGGGGGCACGATCGTTTCGTAGGTTGCTGTGGCGTTTGCCATCGCAGCCTACTTTAAGGAGAACACATGATCACGGTTTCTGAGGACGGCAAGTGGTTCAAGGTACTTTTAGGCTTTAAAGACGTGGGCGTGGGCATCTGCATCAGTGGCCCCGAAGATGACCCGCCAAATGCCTTTTATGGCATAGTCTTCACCCAACTATCTCGTCCTTACGAGAAGGACGAGGCCATCCCTGAGTCCGAGAGGGAAGGCGCTAAGATCGTCTTGGAGATCTTAGACGAAGCAGGCTATGCCTTGCTGCTCAAGACGGTCAAACAGATCGGAAGTGAGAAGGGCTTTGACAAGTATGTCCTCGGTGACAAGCTGTTTGAGAACCTCATGACCGACCTTGGCCACGCCCACCAAGACGTGCGTAGATTGGAATACGAGCTGAAGCAGCTCAAGGAGAACACAAGTGCTGAAACGCCTCCGGTGGCGGCTACATGAAGTCTGGCGCGTCTGGAAGGAATCCTCCGCCGGCGCATACCAAGCCCCTCCTGCATACCTCAACAACGTCGAAGTCTATAACCTTGCCAACTGGCTGAACCACCGTGCGATCGCACAGCGCGGCGGCCAGGCGCAGCGAGAGGACATGAAGCTCTTCGCCCATGCTGCGGAGGGCTTATTGGCCGTCGCCGACGGGCTGGCGAAGGCGCCGACGCGGCATGCCCGGCGCACGGCTGCAGGCTGGCTAGAGATCCTTATTGCCCCGACGCGTTACGACCAGTACGTTAAGTTTGAAAACTTAAGAGGAGAACACATCTATGGAACCGAAGCCAGTAAACGAGTCCTTGCAGAAAAGCCTTACAACAGATTTGAAAGCCCTCCAAGCACGCCTTGAGCACTACGAGAAGCTCGCTGAGGCTTCGCTTGAAGGGGAACCCAACAAGAAATGCTGGGAGCAGATCGCTTACTATCGGGGAGAGGTCAGCCGCGTCCGCACCGCCGTCCTCGAACTTCACTCCGCTGCGATTAAGGAGCTGAAGAGATGACCACGGTTATTCTGGTCTGCACGTTAATTGACGGGCCGCTGGTCTCCACTAACGAACTGCGTTCTATGCGCATCGGCCCGCACCAGTGGGCCCCGGCGGTCATGGGCCGTATGCTGGTTGATGGCAAGCCACATGAGGTGGGCCTCCCGCTGCAGGTGCTGGAAGTGTCCACGCCGGAGGAGCTTAAGGCACTGCGGGCTGACGCCATCAGGAGCATCAACGAAACTTTCGACAAATATGAGGCGGCACATGGCGGAGCAAAGCCAGGATCTTGAGACGGTCCAAGACATCGTCCAGCTCGTCGGCTTAGCCAATGCCGCGCAGCGGTGGCTCACCGACGAAGAGCTGAAAGCCAAATATCCGCATCATGCCGCAGTGGTCTTGAACAGGCCCAAGCACGCCGCGGCGATGGCGATCATGCGGTTCCTTCGGAGCATCAACTACATCTGCTGCGACGAGTTGCGGATGGAGCAGTTGGCTTGCCAGTTCGTCGGTGCAGACATAGAGGAGTACCGGAAGGAGGCCGTGGCCATGGCTGCTGAGCAGAAGGTGCGGCAGGCCAGCACGATCGACGCTGAGGTAACTAATGAGTAAGGCTGCATTTTTTGACTTGGACTCGACTATTCGAGTTTCCAAGTCCGGTAAGATCACTCCGGATACCCCAGAAGATCAGGTCGTCATGCCGGGCCGCAAGGAGAAGCTCAAAGAGTTAAAAGCCCAAGGCTACAAGATCTTCGCGGTGTCCAACCAGGGCGGCATCGCCATGGGCTATACAACCCATGAAAAGGTGAAGAAGGCGCTCGCGGATCTTGACCACCGTCTTGGCTATGTCTTCGACGATATGTCGTACTCGCCACACATGGGCGATCACCCTACGCGCAAGCCCAACCCGGGCATGATCCATGAACTTGCCGAGAAGCACGGTATCGACTTGAGCAAGTCATTTATGGTCGGCGATTTGCCTAGCGACGAGGAGGCGGCCAAGCGCGCCGGCCTCAAGTACCACGACGCTTCGGATTTCTTTTCGAAGAAAGAAGAACCAGTCCGCGCAGGAAAGGGCGCCGGGTGGCTTTGAAGCTTACGCTCACTTACGCAGTGGCCGCAGCCGCAGTGCTGGCAGCGGCCGTCCTTTTGATACTGAAAGGATTATGATGAGGTATTACACAGTTAAGGAGAGGCTTTGCAGCTTCGCCTTTGCATTGGTGTGCTTGGTCTGTGGCTGGGCTATTGTGGCCTGGTTCTTTAGGGAACTTCTTGAGCTGACTGGAAACTAAGATGAGCGACAAAGCACTCGATGTAACTTCGTCAAACGAGTTCCCAGACAAGGTGCCGGACACCAAGACCGCCGGCGATCCTGATACGTGGAAGCTGGTCTGCAAGGCCAGCTCGGTTGCTGGCGGGTGGATGAAGTCGACCAAGGCGATGCTGATCCCTGGCTTCGGCGTCCTAGTCCAGGTCTCGTCCTTTCAGGATGGGCGGGTGGCGGAGGCTGTTACCTCAGTAGAGGGTGCGTCGCTGCAGCGGCGTCCGGACGGTACCCACGGCATTTTCATATCCGGCCGCAATGCGCACGTCGGCTTGCTACGCGCGGAAGACGGGTTATGGCTTTATGGCGAGTGATGCAAAGCTAGTCACGATCGGCCCCGAGGAGACCCCGGTTGCAGACCTGCTCTTGGGCCACGTGTCAAAGGAGTTTTTTAAACAAAAGTGGCTGGACGAGTGGGAAGGAGAGCCACCGTTTGATGCAGACATTGAATACCAGTATGCTGTGCCCGGCGACGCTTGGAGACTCCATTCCGACGTCACCGACGTAGGCGCTGTCCCCGTCACAGTTTTCATTTGGTGAACCATGGACGATAAAGAGCTTGGCCGTCTTCTCCGCATGAGCCAGGGCAACCCAACCGCTGCGCAGCAGGTTGTTTTGGCGAGCCACTTCGGTATCGTGGCGGCCGAGCTCTACGGCGCGCGCCAGTCGCTTAAGCAGGCGGAAGAGAAGCTCACCATGATCAGCGCCCTCATAAGCTTTGACGGCAGTGAACTATCGTTCAGAATCAGGGAGGTTCTAGATCGTGATCAGTGAATTAATGAAGAAGGCCGCTGAGTTAGCAGGCAGGCCAATCGAAGTCCATAAGTTGGCCGATGGCCAATTAGTCGTCGAGTACATGCGCTTTGACCGCCCGCCGCCGCGCCGTGGCAAGACGGTGGAGGAGGCGCTGAACGTCTTCATCGAGGACATGACGGCGTATAAGGCAACGCCGCAGGGTCAGATTGAGGATAAGTTGAACGCTGAGGAGCCTGCTGCGCAGTAACCAAGAGCAAAGTCCAGATCAACGCTGGACTTTGCTTTACAGCCTGTCTATATTTTACGGGTTGGGTCGCTGGCGAAGCCAGTTGCCCCGACCCTAAAAGGAGAACACAAGTGCAACTAGAACTCGAATTGCCGGATGAAACAGTCCGCAAGCTCAGGGCCCTGAACATTTTGTTAGGGGGCACCGCCAGCGTCGAAGAACTCCTGGCCAAGATGCTGGATGAGGCGATCGTTAGCAAGATCGTCGACACCATCACTGCCGGCCAGCCGCGCCCGGTGCAGACGTTGGGCTACATCGCCCCGCTCGCGCAACCCCGCGTGGCGGAAGGCTCTGTCTTCCACGACCTCACCGGCGTCTCCGACGGCCTCGGTGACCCCGAGCCGCCACCGGCGCCCAAGCGCAAGGCAGCTCGCAGACCCGCGACGCCCCCGCCCGCACTCGTGGCGGACGCCAGCGACGAGGCCCTCGAGCATGACATGGACGTTACCGACCCTGACCACGAAGCCAAGGTCGAGGCGCCGACGTTCGCCGACCAGATGGGCCAGGGCCAGCTTGCTCCGTCCGCTGAAGAGGCTTTCGGCCTGGCATCAGGTACGCCCCCGCCCGCCCCGGATATCAAGCCGCGCGCCGGCCGCGCCAAGATCAACCCAAAGCGCGTCTCCGCCTTCACCGGCGGGGAGAGTGACCGGATATGAGCGAAGTCGATAAGTCAATGCCGTGTCCGCGGTGCAAGTCCACCGGCGCGCTTCTCCAACCTATGAAGATCATTGACAAACGCCTGGCCGTGTATGGCTGCAAAGCCTGCGGGTTTGCGTTCAAGGCCGACGGCGGCGCGTATGTGGCCAACGCCAAGGAGCTGAAGGATTACTTCCGCGGCGGCACGTTGGCGCATCAAACGCTTACCGAGGCCATGGCGGGGGAGCAGCTCAACCCGGCTACGAAGATCCTGCTGCAGGCCAGACTCGTTGAGTATGGGACGCAGATGTGGTTTGACGGTCTTAAACAAGGTTTAGTTATGGGCGCGGCGACGTCACAGACGCTTGAGCAGTTGGCGCGCGCCGTGGCCGAGGACGAGTCCATCGAAACCCGATACACGACAGTTGAAGAACTGACCAGCTTTCTCAATGGAGGCAAGCCCACATGACCATGGACAAATACTCCCAAGACGACGCCACCCTCCGTGACAACCTTATCAACGAAGAGCACTCGCTCATGAGCAAGATGTCCCGCTACATGTCGTCGCAGGAGAAGACGGCGGAAGAACAGGGCGACATGGACAGGACGAACATGCGGCTTCTGCAAGTGCGCGCTCGGATCTCTGAGCTGGATAACAAACCGAAGGCTTGAAAGAAGTGCTGCGCACTGGGTAAAAGACTTGTGGTGAGATTACACCACAGATTATTTTGGAGAACACATGGCCATTCAGACTATCGCATCCAGAGACCAGGCACCTATCCTTGGAACCGTTCGCCTAGGGGTGAAAGTAAAGACGCAGGGCGGCGGCGAGCGCCCGGACAACGCCAGTCACTTCGTAGTGCATGACGCGCCGAACGTTGAAGAAGTCTACGGCCCTGCGCCAACAGAGTTAGACGTGGTGTTCCCGTCTGATGACCTGGATGCGTGCGTGCCAACGTGGTTTATGTGGTGGCGTCCTGGGGCTAAGGATAAGAACGGCAAGCCGATCTCAGGTGTGCTGCGTTGCAAAGGCAACGGCCCCTCTGAAGACGGCCAGCCTGGCACAGCGCAGTTCTTTGACAAGCGCGACCCTACGACAGGCATCGTGCCTTCGCGTCCGTGCCTCGCACAAAGCTGCTCAGACTGGAAGGATGCGAAAGGCAACCCCCAGTGCAAGCCGAACATGAAGATCTACGTGTACCTGCCCAAGGTATCACCGTACGGCGTGTACCAGATCAGCACGACCTCGTGGACAACGATCAAGGCGATCTACGATCAGCTTAAGTGGATTCAGCAAAGGAACGACGGCAAGATCAGCGGTATTCCCTTCAAGTTAGTCAAGGAGCAGAAGTCCTTCACCAAGTTCGATGCTAATGGCCGGGAGCAGAAGGTTGCTCAGTGGGTTGTGTTGATCAAGCCAATCCAAGATCAAAAGGCTCTTGAGGGTATGTCAAAGAGCATTCAGCTTCTTGAGTCGCCCAAGGTTAAGTGGCAAGCGCCCCCTCAGCTTCTTGAGGCTCCGATTGCGGATGTGCCGCACTTGGATGTTGCGGTAGCGGACGCTGAGGTCAAAGTCTCGGCAGCCGAGGCACTCTTGGGTGACCAAGAGGTCCAAGCATACTTCAAGCGCCTCGAGCAAGTCCTGGGCGGCGAGCTATCGCCGAAGGACCGGCTGATCAAGGCGCGCAAGTGCGAAGGCAAGCCTGACCCGAAGAAGGCGTTGCTTGAGATGATCGCGAAGGAGGGCAAAGACTTGGCAGCCAAGGCTGCGAAGGCTGCACCGCCTCCTGCGGCAGCAGTTGTGGACCAACCCCCGCCAGCATCGGAATCGCCGGCGCCAGTGGAAGCGTCGGGGGGCTTGATCTGATGTGGCGTTACCTGGTAATCGCCGTTATGGCTTGGTCGTTCCTATCTGCTTTGCGGGACTTTGACCCATGCAAAGATAAACTAGTGCACGACAACGCCAACGGTCTTGTGGTCGTGGCCCTGGCGATCGTTTGGCCGGTGACGCTGGGTACTGCTGCGGGCATAGCTGTCGCGGAACACGAAGTAGGGGAGTGCAAAACCTAATGGACATCATCGTCACCGGTAAGGCGGGTAGCGGCAAGAGTACGCTTACGGGCGCGCTTCAGAAATACTGGGGCGCTCGCGGCATCGCAGTGTTCTGCTGCAACCTTGCCGAGCCGATCTACCGGATGGCGGATGCTGTTTATGTGGTGGGGAGACACTTTGGTATCGAGCCGCCTGCAGGAGGTAAGGACCGCGAGCTCCTGCAGGCCCTCGGCGACGAGTGGGGCAACAAGAAGGACCCCGAGATATGGGTCAAGGCAGCTAAGAACAAGATCGCTCAAGTCACCAAGCTGTGGGAGGAGAAGGGTCTTCTCTACATCGTGTTGCTTGAGCGGGTCTGCCATCCTAACCAACTCGCCGCGTGGCCTGATGCTTTCAAGATCCAGCTGCACGCGCCGGAATCGGTTCGTAAAGAACGGTGCGCGCACTGGCCTTTGAATCCCAATCACGCGTCGGAGACGGCTCTCGACGGTGCTGTCTTCGATGCGAAGTATGATACGTCCGTCCTCTCCACAGAGGACATCGTTAAAAACGTGGCTGAGGCCGTTAAGGAGAGGTTCGACGGTGGACGCAAATAACGATCCAGTCGCTAGGCAGATCCTAGACGAGCTAAAGAAGCTCGACGGCCGCGAAGTGGCGAAGAAAAGGACCATCCACGGGGAGGTCATGATCATCCAGATCAAGGGGAAGCACGTGGAAGTGCCTCTTGAAGTGGATGAACTGCGTCAAGCGCCCGTCGGTTTCACCGACAAGCACCGCGACGCGATGGAAATCCTCTTCTCCGCGGTGTCCCAGATCGCGGAAGCAGGCGTTCGCATGGTGCCCGTAACCCGCAACGAGCTAAAGAAGCAGTGGCACGTAGCCCCGAAGCTCTTAAAACAGCTTGAAAACTGGGGTTACATCCGCCAGCGCATCATCAAGTTAGTCCCAAAAGACCAGCCCAAGGCCACCAAAGGCCAGTCGGTGGCGGTCTGTTACTTCACACCACAAGGACGGGCCTATGTCAGAGCAGAGTTCGACCCCAAATATGGCATCCCTCAGGGTGAAGGACCTGTTGGAGACAGCCCCGGATCACTTGAAATCAGCAGTGATCCAGTTCAACAAGGATCTCCTTAGGTGGTATGCCGACTACGGCTGCACCGTCGAGTTCGGCTGGGTCTATAACCATGCCGGCCGGAAGCTGTTAGAGATCTCTGCCATTGACCTTTCAGTGCACAGGCGCGGCCTTCCTGACGGCGAAAGCATCGCTTCTCTCCTCGAAAAGGCTGAAAATACCTAGGTTTTTGGTATAAGCCTTATGTACAAGTAGTCTCAATTGACGAGGGCTAGTCGCCCTGTTTCCTGCCTAAGTTCTGCAAATAACTGCCCATTTTTGGTATAAGGATATTGAGTAGAAGAATTAACCTTGTGGGTTAATGCTTTTCCTCAGTTTTGGATCTGTGAAATTTTACAGACGGGGGAAAAAGGATGGAAGCAGCTGGTTTGGTAGCGTTAGTCGGGTGTGCAATAACTCTCTTCGCCAAGGCCATTTCTGGACCGAGGCAACCTAGAATCATCGTGTTCGGCCCATCTGACTCGCCATATACGGCGGGGCTCCGCTCCATCCTAGATGACCTCTCCCCGCGGGAACAGGTTAGGCTTCTTAAGGCAGACAAGTTATTTGAACGGTTCTTCGATTGCTCTGTCAGAGACGCAACCAAGAACAGAGCCGTTCAGGATTGCCTCGACGATGCCATGTGCGTAAGTCGAGATCTAAACCTAGTAGAAACGGATTTGATCCAAGCTCTTAGAGAAGCAGCAGGGTCAGAACTAAACCTAAAAGCGGGCTTGATCGCAACAGCTGAAATGATGCTCTTGCTCCGCAAGGTATCGAAGCTGAGGTCGGCCACAAGGAGTTTTGTATGGTCGAGCTCATTGTCGGAGGCAGCTGGCTCCTACTAGCAATAGGAGGCTTCGCCTTGAGAGTCAGTATCGGTTCAGATCCTAAGCGTTGGGCATTCATGAAGTCCAACGCACAGGAAGTTAGGAAAGTGGCATAGTCGGTGGTCGGCTAGCCAGAACGTAGTTTGTGTTTGGAGTAAGCGAAGCATGGAGAATCTGCAAGCAGTTGAAGTTGGCGGCAAGAGCTGGATCTCGGAGAACAAGTGGACCATCGGTGCATTTGGTCTGGGCATGGCGATTGTGAGTGCGGTTACTTGGCGTATTGCGTATCGTCGCGCGACAAAACAGATCACTGATAAGTACCGCTTGGTAGAGCACGAGAGCGCGTCGGCAGCAGCTGAAGCGCTTCGTACGGTAAACGGCTAAAGGGTTATAGGCGGCGCATGGATGTGCCGCTTCCTCCATAAGCAACTAGAGGTGTGCGCTAACAGCAATATTCACTAGGAGGTGTCTATGTTTGATACTAACAACGTGTCCCTTAAGAATCTGTTCATTGGTGCGACGGTCGTTGGCGCAGGCAGCTGCATCGGCTGGAATGGAACCAAGCTGGTTTCCATGGTTGCCGCGGGCATCGCAGTCGGTGCCAAGGATGCCATCAAAAACTTCTTCGCTAAGGAAGAAGCCCCGAAGGTCGAGGCGCCGAAGGCAGCCTGACCACTTAGAAGGGCCTTCGCCCTTCTTTTTTAGCTATCACGGTATAAGGCAACAAAGGAGGGACGCACATGTCTCAGTTCTCTGTGAAAAGCAGTGTACTTAATGGGGTACTAAAGCGGGTGGTTGCCGCCACAGACGATAAGCAAACGCTGCCGGCATTCTCTGGGGTCAAGCTTGTGCCTGGCGCTGGCCGACTCCAGATCTCCACCTATAGTCCGGCGATCAACGTCGAGGCTATTGTGCCGGTAGAATCCGCGAGCCCGGGCGGGGCCTTTGGGCTGGGCCTGAAACTACTTGTAGAGGTCGTGGCCTCCCTTCCCGCGGAAGCTATGCTCGGGTTTGTCGTAAACGATAAAGATGTGCACATCCGCACGAAGGGCAGCAACTTCAAGCTAAACCTTGTGGACGATGTGGTCAGTATGCCGGACTACGGGATGCAGGGAAGGGTATACGCTGAGCTGAACATGCCCTCGTTCATGCGCGGACTCGACCGCGTGGTGTATTGTCACGACGACAGGGCAGAGCAGCCCTATCGTCGATCGGTGTGCATCAACAGCGAGCACTTCGTATCGACGGACGGCTACCGGCTGTCCCACTACCCCAACCGGGCCTTCGTGGTTGAAGAGTCCGTGTCGATGATGCTATCCACGCCTTTGGTGGAGAGGCTCGCCAAGATCTATTCTGGGATCGATGGGCCGGCGGGGATTGGCGGGGACTCGACCAGCCTATATTTGAACGCTGGGGGCATCTATACGACGACACGGCTGATGGCGGGGACTTACCCTAACTACAAGTCCATCTTGCCTAAGACCCCTAGTGAAGTTTGCGAGGTGAACCGCAAAGCCCTGGCAGAATCCCTCAAGCGCGCGATGATCCTCGTGGGAGACAGCGGGATCAAGCAGGTAGACTTTGTCTTCAGCGAAATCATGCTGCACCTGTCGGCGTCTGGGGCTGTCGGCGATAGCGTTGAAAGCGTTGAGGTGACAGGCTCCGCTCGCGGGCGGATGCGCATCAATGCAGAGTTTGTATTGAAGGCCTTGACTAAGATGGAGGCCGACAAGATCACATTAGAATACCGGGGGCCGCTTGCGGCATTAATCCTAACCGACGGAGAGCATGTCAATGTCTTTCAGCCAATCCACCCAGGAGAAGGGGTTTCAGGCCAGTAAGGAGAAACGTGAGGCCGACACAGCCAAGGCCATTCACCAGGTAGTCAAGGAGTTCGCGTTGGCGCTGATCGTGACCCCCGACGATGGGATGACGATGGCCCTAGATGCGGCGTTCCAAGTCAACCGAAAAGCCCTAGTGATCAAGGCTTTGGAGCAAGTAGCTAGAGAACTTCAGGGCAAGCGGTGATAGACTGGCCAAGAGGTGACCCATGGACCTATACCAGCTAGCCCTCGAGCCTAATACCCCGGTGATAACCGCCGGTGTCCCCAGCCCATTCGAGCCGTTTGAAGTGCTCTTCGGCTCTGACGCTCTTGAGGATGATGACGAATTACTCTCGAAGGAGGACTTAGATGCAGACGAGTGAAGTCGGGTTGATCCGTGCCCGGTTTGAAGGACTGGTGCAGGGCCCCATGAGCAGCATGCTTGACCTTATTCGCCAAGGCCACCTTGAAGCCGCGTCGGTTCTGGCTGATCGGGCGGGGCGGCAGATGGACCAGTTCGCGGCAGAGCTCGGCCAATTTGGCGATGCGGTGACGGCGGCCCTCACCCCTAAGCCTGCACCGGAAGCAGTGCCAGCTCCGGTGGAAACGCCTGCGCCATGATGCTACGCTTCCCGTAAGGGGGGCGTATAGCCATGACGAAGAAGAATGATCCGGACAACAAGTTCATTAAATTAGGCAACTCCAAGTATGAGGTCGACAACAAGCTAGCAGTCGACTTCAAAGAGACCTGCGAGGCGCTCGACGTGTCCCAGGCGACCGTCGTGCGGCATCTCTTGTGGGAGTTTGTGGAGATGTCCCGCGAGGACAGAAAGAAAAAGGATGACAGATCTAGAGCTAGTCTTCGTGCTGTTGGTGGCGTTTCAGGCTAAGCATTTCATCTGTGACTTTCCGTTACAGACGAAGTACCACCTCGGCAAGTTCAAGCCGGGGTGGGACTTTCTTGCGCCGCTGGCGTCGCACTGCGGCATCCACGCAGTCTGTACCGGAGCCATATCGAGCTACGCGATGTGGTACACGCCGGGCAAACGTGGTCTAGTCCTCGGGCTGGTCGCGTTTGACTTTGTGTGTCACTTCGTCATGGACAGGATCAAGGCGGGGCCGAAGTGGCTTGGGCGGTTCAACGACATAACGCAGAAGCCGTATTGGCTCGCTTTGGGAGTCGATCAGTCGTGGCACCATTGCACACATTATTTTGTGATTTGGTGGCTGGTGAAGGCACATGGATCGACGGTGTAAAAACATAACTGATGCGCGGTTCGGTCGCTTGGTTGCGAAGCGCTTCGTTTCTAAGGCCGAACGCCCCGACCTTGCTAAGCCCGGCGCCGGGGCATACTGGGACTGTCTTTGCGACTGTGGTACGTCACTCCTAGTTCGTGCAAGCCATTTGCAAAAAGGCATGACTAGAAGTTGCGGCTGTCTTCGCCACGAAGGCTCGCAGTTTTTCAGAAAGTTGGAGGGAGAAAGATTCGGGCGACTGGTTGCTGTGCGTTACATTACAAAAGCTGAGAGGAAAGACCTCTCTAGTTCTTGTGACTCGTCCGCGCTGTGGCTGTGTCTTTGCGACTGCGGCGAGACCACTACCGTCCGAGTCTCTCAGCTTAGAAGGGGAACGACCCAAAGTTGCGGCTGCCTGGCAAGGGACAGGTCTAGGGCAGCACTCAGGGCCAAGCGCCCGCCAGGGGTTAGTTCTGCTGTTCGTCGTAAGTACAACGCCTACAGATCCAATGCCAAAAAGCTTGGTCGCTGCTTCGAGTTGTCTATCCAGCAAATGGAGGAACTAATAACCCAGTCATGCCATTATTGCGGCGACCCCCCTTCTCAAAAGACCTGCATCTACAGAAGTCGGGACCCTGAAAATACCTTGACGCATCACGGGATAGATCGAAAAGATAGTACCTTGGGCTACATTTACAACAACTGCGTGCCATGCTGTAAATACTGCAATCGAATGAAGTGGGATATGTCGTTGCCCCAGCTTCGTGAGCGAATGGAAAAACTGGCGCGGCATATGGGCTGGGGCATGGTATAAGCGTCTAGGAGGTAAAGTGAAATGACGAAACTAATGAGTGCAGGTGATCTGCTTGACGTAGCTGTAGACCGCTACCTATCAAAGGATAATGCTGGATTAGCGGACTGTATCGTTCGCTACGAGGAGCGGCGCAAAGACGGTGCATTCGAGCCAATGCAGTCGATCAAAGGAGACGTTCTCAGGGATCTGTTAGTGGATTTGTTTAACACAAAGGAAGCGTTGGCTAAGAAGAACAAGAAGTCGGTTAAGGCCTAACGGCCCAGGAGAACACATTGAAGCTCAAATATGGACCCTACAGCCCCTCTAGGCTGGATACCGCCACATGCGGTTATGCCTTCTACCGACAATACGTCGACCCTCAGCGCAGCGACCGCTACGCGAAGCAAGAGAACCTGCCACAAGCGCGCGGCTCCGCCGTGCACGAAGTCCTCGAAGAAATGACTAAGAGGATGTGTGCTTCCGGCGAAGCCGGTGCCACATTCTCCGAGGCACAGCTCCGTAGCTGGGTCGTCGCCGCGGTGACGCGCCATCCGTCGGCTTATCAAGACACCGCAGACATTATGGAGATGGTCAAGTTATATGCGCAAAAGCCGCCGCAGGTACTTGTCGCGGATGCTAAGACGGAACTTAGATTCGCAGTTAAGCTTGTGCTCAATGCCGATGGGTCTGGATCCTCCTTTGAGGAATGCGATTACGATGACCCCGAGGCATGGTTTAGAGGTCGAGCGGATATCATGTTTCTTAGCGACGACACTACAAGCGCTATGGTTTACGACCATAAGACGCAGCCAAACATCGAGGAAGCCGACACGCCGCAAATGGGCTTCTACGCATGGGTAATCGCCAAGACGCATCCGTTCTTAAACGAGATCAACACGGTCTTGCACTTCGTCCGGTACGGCAAGTACTCCGAGCCTGTCGCGTGGACGAAGGAGATGCTCGCGGCGATCGAAGACGACATCATGACGAAGGTAGCGATCATCGAGAACCGGACGTCGTGGGATCCAGTGCCGCACAAGGGCTGCCAGTACTGCCCGTTCGTAGCACAATGCCCGGCGATGAAAGAGGTGATCGAGGTCAGTGAGGGCGGAGACTACCACGTCAAGTTCGACAACCTCAAGATCCTTGGGGATACGAACAAGGCAGTGAAGCTGGCCGGGTACATCAACGTGATGGAGGAGATTCTTAAGCGCAGCAAGGACGAGCTGAAGACATTTGTTAAGTTCGCTCAGGCCGGCATCGCCATTCCGGGCAAGGTGTTTGAATTCCGCGCTGGCGAGGAGAAGGTGGACTGGGACAAGGTGAACAAGAAGCCGGAGATCCGTGCAGCGGCGTATGCCATATTCGAGAAGTACGGTCTCGACCCGCGCATGTTCATGGGGTTCAGTCAGACCTTCTCGAAGACGGTGTGGATGTGCGAGAGCGAAGCTCTTCTGAAAGAACTGTCGGCGATCTTTCCGAGGACACGGGAAACGGAGTTTAGGGGGTACAAGTCATGAGCTGGCTAAACGAACTCGAACGCGACTTCAAGTATCAGTGTGCACAAGGCCACCTTAGCCTCTACCGGATGCCGCACAGCACGCCGGACGAGGTCATCCGCGCGGATGCACGCTGCCACGAATGTGACAGCCCGGCCGAATATGTCGGCTTCGCGCCGATCCAACTCGGCATGACTGGCAAAGTACTCGGAGAGCAGAACGGCCGCTACTACTACGAGATGCGCATGCCCAATGGCAAGGTCACCCGCATTTCCAAAACCAAGTACGACTACCTGGAATCCTTCGGCCGCGGTGACATTGACCCCGCGACGGAGAAGGCCGCGTGCGCTAAGATCAAGCCAGCGTACACCCCGGCCTACCAGGAGCACTTGCGGAAGACCGGTCGCCAAGACCTACTTCAAGAGTCGTATGTCAACGAGAAGGTCCGCAAGGTGCCGGCAGGCTCAGTAAAACCAATCACCGTCGAGGAAATGAAATGACACTGCCACTATCGAGCCGAGTTAAGGGTGTTCTCAAGGCCAAAGGTGTTCGCGGCAACATCGTCGAGTACGCGCCAAGCGAAAAGATTCCGATTGCGGTGAAGTACGCACTAGCGCTTCATCTCAAAGAGAAAGGGTTCAGCCCCGCCGTAGTGGGGAACCCCGTCGTCGACGACTTCACTTCGAGCAAAAAGGGTGACCTTCTTAAGAAGAAGTACCAAAATAACAACTACACCGCACGCGGGAGCATCACGTACTTCCTGCGCGAGATTGCGACGGACAAGGCGTTCGAGAAGCAGACCAGCGTGTTCGATCTAAAGTTCGAAGACGAGCTGGATCAGAACGGCACACCGTCGATGAAGATCGTTAAGTTCGAGTTGACCTGATGGCGCCAACAAGAGGGAACATTCGGGCGCTGCTAGCTCGGCACCAGATCAGCACTGTGCTCATCAAGGAAGAGCTCCACAAGAACACTATTACCTACCGGGTACGTAAGCACCGCGTGCACGCTGCTAGACACTTGGTGAACGAGCACTGCCCTGTGGGTGCCACGTTCATTGTCAAACCCATTCGTTTCTGGAACCTGTGGCTCGGCTACGAGCTCCTGTAACTCCTGTCCCGTGACACCTCCTTTAGCCCCGGTGGACCACCCACCGGGGCATTCTTTTTAAAGCTTCGCTTTGCGAACCAAACAAAGGACCCATTATGAAGTTCCGCGTAGTGATGAAGGATCCGGACACCCTGCATGATGCGATCAGTGACGCGGTTGACACTGAGCTAAATAAAATCGAACTGGACGAGGAGGAGCACGCTGCTTTAGCCGAGGTGCGCAGGGAAAAAATCAGAGAGCTGTGCAACGCATGGTTCGAGCACGATGAGTATCTCACCGTCGAAATCGATACCGAGTCTAAGACCTGCCTTGTAGTAGCCGTCAAATAATTGGCATAAGCCTTTAAGATGAGACAACATTTGGAGGCTTAATGAAACTTCGTTTTCTCGTGCCGAGATACCGCACGCTTGAGACGCCTGATGGTCGGGTGTCGTCGATGCGGTGGCTCGGCCGCGGCTGGGACCGGTTCGTATCACCTAGCTGGACATTGACCCAGTGGGGCAAGAAGCCGCCGCTGCATTTCATTTGTAGGTTCAAGCCGAAGGACGGGATGCCGACGTTCGCTTATAGCGACAAGTGGGTGAAGACGCACAAGAGTCGTGGGCGGATCGCCGGTATTACGCACAGGCCGCTAGAAGTCGGCCAACTTTGGAGGAGAGTAGATGAGGTCAGCCGCGATCAAGGAACCCGTGCAGTATTACGACGACGGTAAGGAAGACCAGATCTGGGACTGGGTGAGTAACGGCAACGGCGGGTTGATGAACTTCGAGTTCGGGGAGATACCCGACGAGTGCATCGACTTCTGCCTGCAACAGTTCTCCCGGTTCAACGTACCCATGCCTAGCGAGCTGATCTCTGTGCTGGTCGCCGGCGCGTCGTCGGCCTTCTACTACTCGGATGTGGTGGACCCCTACGCCCTCTTCCGCGGTACAAGCGACGTGGATGTGACTGACGATTGGTCGAAGATCACCTACGAGATCCATGACGCGGACGGCAGCCCGCAAAGCCGGGAAGCGGACCCGCAGTACATGGAAACTTTTAGGTTTATCCCAGGCCAGTGCGAGGCTAAGTTCCACGAGATGCTTTCCCGGCCGGGGCTCAAGGCGCTGCCAAATATGATCGGGGAGATGATTTTCGAGGTCCTAGAGGGGCATGGCGAGGAGGCATGGGATACTCTCGACTCTGAGACGGAGCTGGCCTTGAGGGCGATGTGTACCGCGCCTGGCGGGGATAGGCCCGACCCCCGCCGAATGATGGCCTACTTCGAGCTCTCAGCCTGGGCGGGGTTTATCTGGCTGGCAGGGCCGCTCGGCCGCGAGTATCGTCGGCAGAAGCACGACATCATAGGCTGCGCGCTCGAGTACGGTGAGTGCATCCTGGTAGACGGGACCATCACGGCGCCGATCTACTACACCAAGCACAACCGGCCGCCGCAGTCCTGCCACCGGTGCGGGGAGCAAGTCTGGTGTGTAGAGCACACGATGCTGGGGGCGACCACGGCGCTAATCTGCGAAGCATGCCTCAACCAGGGGATGCCGCCGGCTGGCTATGCCAACTGCGGGACCAAGTTCTGCAAGAACTCGCTCTGTCAGCATCACCCCTTCGCCCACATGGGGCAGGCTGGCATGCATGCCAGCATGGCGAGGGACGGGCAGTTGGCCATAATGGTCCAGCACCACTCCGATCTAAGGCTTCACGGGGAGATGAGGCCTATGCTACGTTAGCCAGTGGGGTCATTTGCCCCACCGGAGAACACAGCAATGGCCGATATCAACAAGGTTTGGCTTAGTGGACGCGCCGCGAGCCAACCTCTTTATACAATGCTACCGCCACGTACCCCCCTGACGACGTTCGACTTCCACGTGAATGAACGGTTCAACAACCGCACTGGCCACCCCTGCCTTAAAACCAACATTATTAGAATAGAAAGCTTAGGTAGAGCGGCCGAGCTCGCGCGCGACAAGGTGCGTGAGGGCGGCCGCTATGTCATTGAGGGCTATATACGCAGCGACGACGGCCTGGTGCGGATACGCACGTTCGCCATCGTTAAAGAGGAATCAGACGAGTCAATCGTATATGCGGAGGGTCTGAAACAGGCATTGGAGATCCTCGAGCGCAGTCGGGATAAAGCCGCAGCGATGGAGGAGTTGAAGCGGCTACTTAATCCGTAGGAGAACACATGGACTTAGCGAAGCACTTTGACGCATACCGTAAATCGGTACTGCGGGATGCGCTTGATGAGGGCAGCTGGTACGCCAAGCAGATACGCACGCGAGACGGGCAGCCTGTGTATGACTGGCTGTCGGCTAAGGTAGAAGAAATCAAGGCAGCAATACGCGAGGGGCGCCTAGTGGCTTACCGGCGGCTCGTCGACCAGCACCAAACGGCGATGATCCACCTTTATGAAGCCATGGTGGCTGACCACCTCTGGGACTACAAGCAGGTTGGCCCCCAACAGCTGCTGGATCTCATAGATGAGCAGGGCACGAACTGGTTCAAGTTCTGCAAGACGTATCTGAAGATGAGCGTCGAGGGAACACCGATGCTGTGGGTACCGCGCTATATCTACCCTTGGATGGCAATGGCCCAAGAGGGGACGGTTGTGTTTGACGCCGATGAGCTGCATGTGCTCAGGCAATACCCCGCTCAGGCCAAGCGCATGTTCTTAGAAAAGCAGGCAGAGCCGTCGATGAAGATCTTTGCCAGTACACCCAACGCTAGCTACCTGAAGCAGAAACCGTTTCTTTGTAACACAGCTGGCGCGGTCAATGACTGGACGGCGCCGCTATTTGATGTGGAGACCATGAAGTGAAGACCGCAGCTTTATCCCTCGTAGCTATCCTCGGCGGGCTAGCTCTTATCCTATGGGTGTGCTTTCACCTCCCACCTGCTCTAGCGGACAAGTCGGAGATGCACCCGCCGCCGACCCCAGCGTCTAAGTGGGAGATGGCCTGCGAGGAGGTTAACAACGAGCACTTCATGTTTAGGTGTGAAAATAAAGAGGCGGTCTGCTACTCGAGGTCGCTGGCTGCCCCCTCTTGCTGGCCAAAGGACTGAACATGCCTAGACTAGATGACTGGTCTCTTACCCTTTATTTCAGTGGGTCCTCAGCATCCTTGTTGGGTACGGTCACCGGCCACCCAAAGTGCGAGGATGGGCACCGCATCGTGACCTCGAAGATACTAATGCTTGATGTTGGCAACCGGGTCGCCAAGACGCGTAACACCAGCTACGAACTGGGGGAGCCAGAAGAAGGATGGGTTGCGGTATTGAAGACACTGGGGCGTACCCCTGAGTTTTACAACATGGAGGAAACATGCGTAACGAAGACGCGTTCAACGCCTACCTAAGCAAGAAGCTCAACGCCTTCAGCCCGGAGATTGCCAAACTGAAGATGGCGGAGAAGTACCATGTTGGGATACCGGACTTCTGCCTCTGGAAGGGCGGCAGGAGTGTGGTTGTTGAATCGAAGCTGATCAAATCTTTCGGAAAGCCTGCATCAAAGGCCTCACTGCTCAAGCACCCGTTTACGGGGCCGCAGCAGACATTCCTTCAAACTATGATGCGCGCGGGAGTTCCGGCATTCGGTTTGATTGGGGTGGACGACATTCGAGACATGTTGCTACTGCCTGCTAACCTAATTCCACCAGACGGCACATGGACCGCGGCTGGCCTGGAGAGCGTTGTGTTTTCCGGTGGGCACGTTTTTGATTTCGACGACGTCGCTGGGCTAGTCGATATTTTATTCGAATACGAAGTAGAGGATGGATTATGTCGTCGTATCGGAAGAAGCCCCCTAACGCCACGGTAAGGTCACTCCTCGATGATGTGTTTAACCGCCCGGAGAAGGAGGTTAAATACTTCGTTGGGATGATGGCTGCCAACGCAGAAAAGGACGCGCCCGCTTCCCGCCAGCGTAAAAACCTGGCGGGGGCAGGGGCCACAGCCCAGATGACGCCCGCGGTTTTCCTTACGCAGATGGCGGGCAACATCCAAATCCAGCACGGCTGGGACGGGGATGACTACGTCTGGCACATCGAGCCTGCCAATAAGCGCAAGTGGAACCCCTCCGTAGACCGGGCCATATACGCCGCGGCGAAGACGATGAAGGATGTGATCCCAGACGACATCTTCGTGAAGATCTTCCGTCCCTATGCGGACTGGGAAGTCAAGGTGTTCACATTCAAAGCCATCGGCCTCAAGGAGCGGTGGAACGTCACCCAGGACGACCTGAACAGGTTGAACCTCAGCCTCTTCAAGGTTCTCAACGCGCTCGTTTAATTTTAGGTATAAGCGCTCTGGAGGAACTCCCATCATGAAGAAACCCAGGTCAGTTATGGGTGCCCCAGAACTGGCCCGCGCCCTGCACCGAGCCGGCTGGGCCAAGCAAACGGAGATTATGAAGCGGCCGCCAGCGGATCAGGTGGAGATCGACGCCGACTGGGAGAACCGCGAGGCTATCAGGACGTTCTGGATAACAATAGCGAAGGAGGCAATCGCGTGTCTTCAGACGAAGTAGTCATGCGCGACGGCGGGTTTGAGTTCCGCCTGGAGCAGTGCACCTATCACGGGGAGCTGTGGTATTCGGCCAAGATCTGGCTTGGGGACTATGGCCTAATGGCTTATGGGCGTACACCATCCCGCGCATTGGGCTTTGCAATGCGGTCGCTCGCGGAGGCTGGATTGCAGGGGAAGTTTGAAATCGAGCCCTGGGACTCGCCAGTTAAGGGCGAGGTTATGGAGTTTGTTAGTGGCACGTAAGTACTACCACGCGGAGGGCCTATCCGTAGTCAAAGACCACCACGATGGGGTTGGCCCCGTCCTCAAGCATATCTGTGTGTGCCCATCGCCAGAGATGGCACAGAAGACAGCGGCAAAGTTGAATGCTGCAGATGACTTCGAATACGCACTTGGGGTCATCGCGGAGGGCAGAACCGCCAGTGCTGAGTACGCGCAGCGTACGCTACATGAGGCTAACGCCAAGGAACCCAATCACTACTGAGGAACCATGGGCACTTCGACTAACGCTTATCTATATTTCGGTTTCACCTTCTACAGCGAGGAAGACGGAGAAGGCGCTCCCGGTTGGCTGGAGGGCGAAGACCATAACTGGGAGAGAGTATACGCCGCGCGCGCTGGGGGCATCTTGGCCCCGGACGAAGAGTTCAGTGACAGCACGAAGGCGGCGTACCATGCCTATTGGGACAAGGCCAGAGCCGCTGTAGAGGCCTGTCCTTGTACTATAGATACGCACTGCTACATCGACTCCTCAATGTGGTTCGTTGCTTTGAAGCGCACGAAGATTTGCGCGCGCCGCGGCTACCCAGAAGAGGTGAGGCTGGTTGAGCCGACTAAGGCCGAGATCAAGCAGCTAAAGGATTTCTGCGAACTCATGGGAATCAAATGGCAAGAGTCCAGGTGGGAACTTGCGAGTTATTGGGGGTAATATGAACGTACAGCTAGCCATCGCTCTCTGTGGCCTGACAGGGCATTATAGTGCGGCCGGCAAGCTAAGGTGCGTTGACAGCATCAAGGCCTGCATTGTTGACGAGGAAAAGCGCGCCGATGAAGCCCAGGAGCGGCAGCGGCATACCTTCAGGGCAGACGAGAGGGGCTGCGTCAACTATCAACAATACCAGCCCACTCCTGTACCGGTTAATGGTAGTGGTCTGGCGATTAGCACCATGCAGGCTGTCCGAGTCTGCGGACACAAACCTGGCGATCAAGTCTATGTGAAGGAGGCGGAGGCTGGCGTGCCCGTGTGGTTCTACTCGACGGGGGTCGAGGCAGTGCCGGACGATGGCTACGTGGATTGCTATAAGAAGTGGCTGAAGGAGGTGGGTGATCTATGAGCCTCTTCCAGTGCGATAAATGCGGGTGCCTCGAAAACACGAGCCTTACCGAAGGTTACTGGACAGGGAACGAGTACATAAAAGGCAAGCCCGAATACCAGAGCTACCGCGACAAGCTCGGCCTCGCGGAAGGCCAACCGTGGGGACATTACTGCTCGGCATGCAATCCCCGCGGCGATGGCCAATGGCACGGCAAGTTCGCGCGGTTGTTCTTGCCCAAAGGCCTCTTCCATACCAACGAAGACGGCAACCTCGCCCACATCGAAACCCTAGATACTGACGTCGACAAGTATGCGCTGCCGGCGGAGGAGGCGCTGACGCTACCGCGCTATTACGTACGAATGGACGACCGGCTGCCCCGTCCGTCTAACACTGCGGAGTGTCAGAGATACCTGAAGCATGTTGGGATCATGCTCGAAGGCCTGAAGAAGGTGCCAGAACATCTAACCCCGAGCGAAGGAGATCGCCGGGCGGTCATGGTTAAGTTCGCCGCGGACGCAGTGAAGCTGAACAGGGAGCTTGAGGATGCGAAGGAGCTGCGTCGGGCGAAGCATGCGCGAGGCAATACGTTTGCCGCTATGGCCGCAGGCATGGCTCTAGCTGCTACGGGTTTTGCCCACGAGCCGCGGCGCTCGCGCCCCGAACCCGAACCCCGTGTTGTCAGCAAAGAGGACAAAGTTCGCTGGGCCGCGCAAGAACAGGCAAAGCTTGCCAAAGCAATAGCTAAACGTGAACGTAGGAGCAAACGTTGAGTCCATTGGAGAGAAGCGTCAAGGGCCGCGCCATTGAATTACTTAATGACGAGAACGGCACCCTTGTTTACATCGACACGCCGTGGGAGGACATTACCCAGAGGCTGCTTTCGACGATCGACGTATTGCGCGGTGAGATCGAAGATCTCCACAAACCTGTGCGGGTGCCGAAGAGGCGGAGGACAGCATGAGTATCGATTTAACACAGTTAATTAAGCCAGGCCAGCAGGTGTTCTTTCGCAACTATCACGATGATGCTAGCGGCAGAGCGGTCTCTGGAGTAACGAAGGGTCGTATAAAGTTCAGCGACGATCGTTACCCGCGCCAATGCAATGGGTCGGACCTTGGCCGCATATTCTTCCTGAACAAGAGTGCGGTCTTCAACAAGATGTGTGATGACATTGACAAAGAGCTAGAGCACCACCGGGGCTACATCAAAGCTTTGGAGAAGCTTCGCGAAAAGTTTGCCAAGCTAAGGGATAAGTTCGCATGAACGACGACGCCCTGCGCGAACGCCTCAGGATGTTCTTCGTGCACGTCGCCCATGGTGACAGCAAACACCGCAAGTGGCTGCACGGGGAATTTCAGAGGTTCTGGGACATCAAGTTGGATGACGTCGGCGAGGCGCTGTGCGGGCAGTATGAGGATAAGATTTGGCGTCCAGGGTGCAACTATCAAGTTAGCGTAGATAACCGTTTCTGCAACAAGTGCGGCTATTTCCACGATCAAACGTACAAAGAAGCGCATGGAGAGGGAGGACCACTACGTGGCACTTAACATCATCGAAGACAGCCCCGGCGTCTTTCGCGGCCCTCGCCCGCAGTCGCGAGACGAGGTCGCATGGCTGCACAAGGAGCACGGCATCGAGTGTATTCTGAGCCTGCAAAGCGACGTCCTCGAAGATGATGACATTGACCTAGAGCAGTCGTGGGTGCGGACGCTGCGTATGTTCTACCCGGACATGGCTTTTTACCATGAATCTCTGAGCGTGATCTGGCCGCCTTCGCATAAATCGTTGACAATCGCGGTGGACATCATACAGGAGATGCAGGAGCGCAAGCTCCCCATTTACGTACATTGCGCCGAGGGGCGGGACAGATCTGGGGCTGTCTTTTGGGCCTACGATGTTTGGGTTAGACACAAAACAGTCTATGATGCCTACAGCAGGATGCGTGCAGACGGCTTTCACATCTGGCGATACTGGTGGTGGCTGCCGTTTGTGGCCAGATCAATAAGGGAGGGGAGATGAAGCTCTATGTGGTCAAACTCACTCGTTTGCGTGATCGTCTTGTTCAGCATCCTGTGGGCGCAACCCGCATTGAGCTTGCAGAAGAGTCCATGAAGGACATCGTCGCGACGTTTGCTAAACGTTGCAAAGAGGAGCTAAAGCCGGTAGGCTCGCGGACTTGGCGCAACAGCTTCGTCGAGGTTTCTCTCGAAATGAAGAAGGCGCCGTTTAAGCTGAGATGGGCGAGGGAAGAATGGGCGGCAGAGAAACTCTAGGGTTGCCTGACGCGGAGTGGCAACAGGCCCTGAACCGCATCTTCGAGAAATTAGAGAAGGGCGAGGAGGCGTGGTTCGCCCTGGCTCGCTTCTATGCTGCACAGGGGTACGAGCTCATTTATCGGGATGGGCGCCTTCTAGATCTAGACGGGAAGGTGGTTGGCCATGTCACCAACGTTCATTTCGTGGGAGATGTGGTTCACCACGATATGCACCCTGTACAACCGATAAACCACATCGACATTACAATTACTGTTTAACGGAGAACACAAAGTGCAATGGCCGACCAACTCAACGAATGCCAAGCTAAGGCCATGGGCGCTTTGGCAAGCGGAAGGAATGTATTCCTCACTGGTGCCGCAGGCACGGGCAAATCTCACCTCACGAGGCACTTCCTAAAAGGAAGGGGGAGATCCTCCTTCCCAGTCGTGGCCTCGACCGGCGCCGCGGCGCTATTGATCGGGGGGCGGACGTTCCATAGTTTCTTTGGGCTGGGGACGATGGCGGGCAGCATCGAGCGGGTAGTAGCGGAGGCCTTGACCAAGGATAAGGTGGTGAACCGCCTACGCGCGGCTAAGGGCGTGCTGATCGACGAGATCTCGATGATCCCCGGTGATGCGCTCGATGCTGCCGAGCAGATTGCCCGTCTCGTTCGCGGAGCGAGTAAGCCGTGGGGCGGTCTCCAAGTCGTCGTTGTCGGAGACTTCCGACAACTGCCGCCAGTCAACCAATATGGACCGCCGGACTGGTGCTTTAACAGCAAGGCATGGAAGAAGTCAGACTTCTACCCCGTCATGCTGAAGACTCCAATGCGGTCGACCGATCCCGCCTTCCTTGAAGTGCTCAACCGAGTGCGTGTGGGGCAGGTCACATCGGAAGTCGAGGCCTTCCTACGCAGCAGAATGCTCTTTGTCCCAGATGACGTGCCGCGTCTCTTCGGGAGGCGCGGGGATGTCGAGGGCTACAACCTCGGCAAGCTCGCAGAGCTAGCGGGGGAAGAACGTGTCTACCGCACACTCTACTGGGGCAAAACCGAATCTTACGAGGAGCAGATCAAAAGGAATGCACCAGTCCCCGGGATGCTTAGGTTAAAGACCGGTTCCCTCATTATGTTGCGGGCAAACGACCCAGACTTTGCTTACGTGAACGGAAGCCTAGGCTGGGTGAGGCAGCTCGGTGCTATCGAAGTGGTAGTCGAGCTGGCTACAGGCAGCACCGTGGTTATCGAGGAAACGACGTTCACTATGAAAGACGGACACGGGGACGACGTCGCATCGGCCACCAACTTTCCGATCAATCTCGCTTGGGCAACAACGATTCATAAAAGCCAGGGATGCACTCTGGATAAGATGGCGGTCGACCTAAGCGATTTGTGGGACGCGGGGCAAGCCTATGTGGCATTGTCCCGCGTGCGCAGCCCAGAGGGTCTCTACATCATGGGGTGGGATAGGACGTCGATTAAGAGTCACCCGGCGGTGACGGAGTTTCACAGAAAACTATTTAGCTGAAAGGTTAATCAAATGGCTAAGACACGTCAGTTCTTGAAGCAAGATCTCGCGGTTATCGGAAGCGGCCCTGCGATGATGTCTGCCTCGCAGCAGCCTATTCAACTCAATGATGTTCTCTATGAGACAGACCTTGTGGATGGGCGCTATTCCAGCAAAATGGAGCTCGACGAGCAAAAGTTTTCAATAACCGCGCACCGAGTCATACAGGTGAACTATCAGTACCGCAACGTACGTATTCGCTGCGCTAATGGTTGCGAGGTGACGCTGTCCTTTGGCGGAGATAAATGCCCTCGCACCAAATATTGGCACAGCGTTGAGGACGCTAAGAAGGAGCTGGCTGTCAAGCTCGATGGCTTCGTCAAGATAGCAACTGGTGAGATTTCTAAACAGAAGGCTCGTATAGATCATTACCAGGAGCTAAAGAAGTCTCTTCCGGCGTTCAATGTGATCAAGACCCCTGTTAAGGTATCATGATGGAGGAGGTACCTCCGCATGCTCGACGATCTCGTGTACGCCGTCGTAAAGGAACGTACTGATTACGTCACCCGCGAAGTCATGCGGGACTGGCTTGGTAAGGCCGTGTCGCCTATGATGATTCATTGCTCCAAGACACGCCTGGCTAAGGCTTTAAATGAGGACCCTGTTCTTGTCAAACTTCATTCCATCTTGGATAGCTTGGATGAGGGCGCGTGCGCGCCTGCCGAGGCGGAAACCGAGATCAGGAAGCTCAAAGCTCGCTTAGGTTGAAAGATGGCGCGAAAGTGGTGTCCAACTTGCAAGGGTCGCGGGCATAACGGACCGAGCCGTCTTGCCGCCGTAGGCGATAATTTTCGCAAATGCGGTATCTGCAAGGGCAAAGGCTCCCTACCCGCCGGCAAGGTCAAGTCCTACAAGTCCGTCGTCACGGCGATGTTCCTTCTCAAAGATGGATCGCTCTTTGAGATGGAACTCGACCGTAACGATGCTGCGCAGGTAATGGTCGTCGAGTTCGCGCCGCAGAAGGTCTGCTGCGAGCTTCATCACATCGACCAGGACGGGATTTTTCATTATGAAGAGGCGGAGGAGGCAACGGTATAAGTCTTTTATAAGATAACTAAATTTGGAGAACACATGAAGCTAGTTAGGTGGTCGTTTCAGGGGTTATGTGTACCGATGGTAGATATCCGCGGGGATCTCTACTGCACGAGTAAGTCTATTTGCGAGGCGCTGGCGATCAACGAAAGCACGTTTCGGGAGATATATAACGTGCACCGGCTAGAGTTTGGTGGGCTTAGCGTCGGAAATTCGGACGCTAAGGAATTCCTTCAACAAAATCGAGTAGAATTCGGCATTAAGCGTGTTCGCAAGGACATGCACTTATGGTCAGATGTGGACATGCTGACCTTTGCTTTCCACGCTAAGAGCCCAGCAGCCTCATGCTATCGTAAGCAGTTCATCCAGTTCATCAAGCAGCATGCCAAGATTGAAAGCGTCAGCTACGAAGAGTTCAACCAGCTGCGCGGCGAGCTGATGGAGTTCAAAGCCCTTGCAGAGTCAGCTCTGCTCGCAGCACCCGCTGTGAAAGAAGCAGCTTCGCATGCAGGCAGCATGTTGGCGCTGCAAAAGCGTACGAAGCATCTGCGCATGGTGACCTAATAGGAGAGCGGCCTAAGCCGCTTTTCTTTAGCTATCGCGATTGGCTAGCGCGGTTGGCTATTAGGCTACAACCTTGATCGCGCCGAAGTCCGATGCCAGGTTCTGGTCTTCTACGAAAGAGTAGGGTAGCCAAAAATAGCCATGGTCTCCCCAGCCAGAGCCCCAGGAGTTAGCGCACTCAAAGCATTTGATGTGGTCGTTCCAGCCGATCATGCAAACCGCGTGGCCGCCGAGGATCTGCTCCCACGACTGCGGCATAGGCACGCGGCCGGTCTTTGCCGTCTGTGCGGACTCAAAGCTCTCGTAGACCGTAATGCCAAAGAAGATCGGGTCTTTCGCGGCCAGGGCTGTTTTTAATGCAATTAAAAGAGCACCGCCCGATTGTGGCACCCACATGAATTGCGCGCCCTCTTCCTTCACCGCGGCCTGGTAGGCGGCTTGATTGGGTTTCACCAATAGGTTGGCATCGGTAAACTCCCAAAGCGTCTCGTCGCAGAAACCCTGCTCGGTCGCTCCGATACCGACGTCGCGGATCGTTGCGCCGCCATCTTGGCCAGTGGTGCCCTCGCGCGCGCGGCCGTTATAATAGAGGAAGTCCCTGGACGGATTGCTGACCATGGCCGGCTTGCCCTCAAGCGTACGGCGCAGCTGTAGCGCTTTCGCCGAGGCGTTCCCCGTGCAGGACGAAGTCTGGAGCTGGTTGAACGGCGCTGAGCACTGCGCGCGCCAGCTAAGCACCGGCTGAGTCGGGGCAAGCCCCGCGCAGGCATAGTGCATATCGCCGACGTGATGACGTGACGGTTTACAGCCGTAAGCGTACTTGGCCTGATACATGGGCACCTCCAGATATGGTAAGCCTAAGCTTACCACCCCGTCCGCCCCGCCACATAGTTCGTGTTTCCCCGACCATATTTGGCCGCGCAGCCAAAGTCAATTACAATCGAAGGATGCTTACTCTTATAGCAAACCTCATCCTCGTCGGGACGATCGTTTCAACGAAGACGAGCTACGCCACCTTCCAGATCGCCGACCGCGGCCGAGAGGTCCATCACACTGACGACGAATATTATGCGGGCGCCGACTACGACCCGCCGCCGACGGTAACCGCTGAAGAGGGTAGTACCTTCCACGGCTGGACGGTCGTTAAGGTCGAGCCCCGCCGAGCTCTGGTAAGTGACGGTAAGCGTCGCTTTTGGCTCGAGGCCGGAGACAGCCCAGAGACACCTGAGCCCTCGCCGGCGGCGCCGGAGGTCGAGCGGCATGACGACGAGGTGACGCTGAGCACGGCCCTGCGCAACGATATCGCCGGCCCTGGCCTCGCTAAGGTCATGATGCAGGCCGCAGCCACCCTCGTGCCCGGCGTGGGCTTTAGGCTGACCGACATCGACCCCGGCAGCATCTTCGACCAGGTCGGTCTTAACGACGGGGACATCGTGATGGAAATTGACGGGGTCGCCCTCAGCGATCCGCTAACCGCGGTCACCGCGCTGCGCAGCGCCGCCGGCGAGGATTATTTTACGGTGAAGGTGCAGTCGACGACGGGGTTGCATCTGGTGAACGTGAGCATCCGCTAGGTGGGTCTTCTAAAATGTGGTGGGGCAACGCGAGGCTAGTGTGGATGGGCATACCGAGGGTATGCCACATTTTACCACGACTGGTGCCTAGTATGGGTAGCGCGGCCCAGCAGGAGCAGACGGCCGCCCAGCCATGTAACCCACGCCAGCCGCACCAGCCGCGCCGAGGCCAAGCGCAGTCTTCGGGTGAGCCTTTGCCACTTCAGCGGCACGCACACCAGCGTTCATCGCTTTGCCTGCTAAGGGCGAAGCCACGGCTTTACCGACCAAGCTCTTCGCACCAGCGGCGAGCGCGCCTAGAGGGTTGAGCGACGGCACCATTGCTTGTTTGTCGAAGCCGTTCCAGAACGCGGTCTTTTCCATAGCTTTGATACCCAATCCTTTCAGGAGGACGTTGCGATCAAGTGGCACGTGCAAATGGTCTGCGATGTGCGGAGGAAGTGTTCCACGTGAAACATCAATCCACCGCCACCGGTGGACTTCCAGATCGGGGTCGGCGCGCATCGAGGTGGACGGCCGGGCCTTCGGCTCGTACTTGTAAGCGGTGACTTCCAGCTTGCCACCGTCGGGCTTGGTGACTTTGTTGAAGCCGATCTGCTTGAGCTCGCGCGCCGGCGCCGCGATCCCAGACTCCTCGTAGAGCTCGCGCACGCCGCCAGCAAGCGGCTCTTCCCCTTCGTTAAGATGGCCGCCTGGGCAAGTCCAACGACCGTTGTCGCGCCGCTTCCCCATGAGGAGTTTGCCGTCATAGATCACTGCGACTGTGGCAACCCGTTTCAAATGGCTTGCCCCTGTTGCGGCTGTGGGCGGTGACCCGCGAGAATACCCGCGCCAACGCCCGCCGCGCCAACGGCGCCTGCAGTGACAAGTGGGTTAGCGCGCGCCGCAGCTAGGCCGCGCTGCGCAAGTCCTGGTGCGGCAGCGGGCGCCGCCGCGGCTGCCGCCGGAGCTGCCTTAGCCACGGCCGTCGGCCCGCGGCGCATTTCCCCATATTGCTTCGGGCTCATACCCAATGCTTTGCGCTGGCCGGCGCGGTATCCAGAAGATACTCCCTGCCGCGCTTGGATGGCGCCGCGCGTGATCGCCTCTCCGGCAGCCGAACTGCCAGTTCTGAGAGCAGTGCCCGCCCGCTGAACGGATCCACGAGCGAGGCCGCCAACGGAGCCTACGGCTTGGAGTAGGCCTGCCTGCTTCTCAAAACCGCCCCAGAATGCCTCGTTCATTACGGACTCCCAAATCTGTACCAAGCTTCCGGGCCTTGCCATTCGCTAAGGTCTCGCGGGCTGACCCGCGTGTCTACCTTACTATCTTCTTTGGCTTTGCGCTGCTCGTCTTCGCCCTCCTGGAACCAGTCGCTAAGGATCGACGGCGAGTCTGCCGCTGCAGATTTCTTGAACTGGCGATGAAACAGCTGGTCGAGCGTAGCCTGTTTTTTCTCTGGCATCGAATCATCTTTGAAGAGCAGGGAGCGGAGCTTTTTCCCCCCGCCCTGTTTATCTGGACGGATCGTATGCACACCAACGCCGACCCCTGGGGAGACTATGTTGTGGTGGGTGCCTACGTCTGATTTAAGGAACCGTCCCACATCGGTAGCCATCGGGTTATTGGGTATTCCGCTTCTAAACCCACTGGGATGCAATAAGAAATGGCTGCTTTTCTGACGGGCATCAAGGTCTCTTCTTATATTGGAGAACTCTCTACCCTCCAGCTTGTTTAACCTGTGTGCGAGAGGATGGCTGCCATAGTCAGTTGGTTTTACGTTGCGAAGTCCCTCTATCATAGATTTTTCCTGTGCACGGACTTGGGGCTCAATATGCGCTGGATGGGTGTGAAGCGTATTCATACCCGCAGTTGGTTTCATTAGCTGCATATTGAGTGCATTAGCATAACCCTGTGCCTTCAATGCAGCTCGTGGGTCTGCATTCATGGATTCGTGCTGCGCAAGCTGATTTTTATAGTCTTTCTTTATCGCAGCAAATAACGCTTTTCTCTCCCCGCCGATATCTGTAGTGCCCTCGTTGCCGACGTGGAGTTTACCTCTGGTTCCCTTAACGCCCTTGCCCCATAGAGCACCGGCCTCATTTTCCGACCCTAATCTCTTAGAAGCATTTATTAGACCGGCAGGCGCCTGGCCTAGCTGCTCTTTAGTCTTGCCTTTGCGCAGCTGCCGTAGCCCCCACTTCCACGCCCCTTCCGGAACAAGGCCATGCTTTGCGGCCAAAGCTCTCGCCTTGGCCGCGTTAAGCGCCTGTTTTTCTATGCCGTCCCAGAAGGCAGGTGTCATTGAGCATTCGCCGCGGCGAGCACCGCGTACTTACGTGTCATCCAGCGCTTACGCATCGGGATGTGCCATTTCAGGAACGGGCCCGCAAACATGTGTGTTTGCATAACGACGTTGGCGTTGGCATCCAACAGTTGGATGGCCACGCAGCGCCAGTTTCTTGTCGAGTCCCAGCAAACTTTAAAACTCATGGTGACACCCCCTCGATGATGTTGAGGCGAGCAAACTCGCCGAAATGCTTCTTAGCAGCTTCATTGTACGCTAAAGCGGCTTCAACTTCAGTAGCGTATCGGCCCAGTAAATATCTCTTGCCCCTGCAGTTAAGATAGCTCATCCACGGGCGTGCTTTGGATATTTTTACAAAAGAAACACCCTTATAGGATGAGCTGGTCTGGTTAAGGCGACGTTTACCCTGCCCCCAGATACCGGCTATATGGAGATTTTCGGGGATGTAGGGCTTGGGAGGTCCGTAGACAACGTTAAGGCAGGCAAACTCACCAAAGTACTTGATCGCCGCAGCATTATAGGCGAGAGCTGCCTCTTCCTGGGAGTGGTAACTCCCTAAATTGAGGTGACCCCCTTCCAGGCCAATCCGAGCAAACCATGGTTTATTTAGATGCTTGTGCCTTGCTTGTAGAAAGACGCCTTTATACCTGCTGGCTGTACAGCCACTGTCGCCTTTGCGACGATTGCGGACGTTTTGAAGTGGGGTGGCTAATCTAATATTGTCTCGTCTATTATTAAGACCGTCCCCATCTCGGTGATCTACTTGAGCGCCTTGGGCCGCGTCCAATAAATAGCGGTGAAGATAAACTCGTTCGGTTTTTCCTTCTGCAGCTGTTGTGCGTATAGCGTAAAGCTTGCCGCGTCGCTCTGCTAGAGACCAATTAAATTTGGATGCTCGCGGATAGTCGCAATCATCTACAATAGCGACTTTACCCTGCGTAAGCGGAATCTCTCTACTCACGCTGCCCCTCCGCCCGCAACACACTCAGGAACTCTTCGTTGGTGCGGGCTTTCTCTTGGCTAAGCCTATTCAAATACTGATCAGCGCTCAAGTCTTGTTTTGTCTTCAACAACTTGTTCATCAACGTCTTTGGCTGGGAGGACAGGTACTGTTGTACTTCTACATGCCTCTGATCTGGCGGTAGATGCTCGTGTGACTTGAACCTAATCGCGCGCCCGGCGGCCTGTTCTAGCTTTGGTTGGTGCCATGCACTCTCCATGAGCTGGACTAAGCGAGTGCCCTTGAGGTCCAAGCCATGCGCGCCTGCCCCAGAGATAAGAAGGACTTTCACCTTGCCATTGTTATAGTCTTCTACTGCCTGCCTTCTCTCTTTGTCAGAAAGAGAGCCGGTGAACAAACGATTACTGATGCCGCGTTTGTCTAGTTCCTCAGCATACTGCTTGACACCTGAGCCCAAATAATTTGAATAGACTAGGCCTCTAAAATTCGGGTTTTGATTATTACGTTCTTCCAACTCGGTCAGAGCTCGCTGAAACTTGGGGGAAACTCCACTACCGCCAAAGGCTTTAGTTGAGTTGCCAACTTGTCGGGCACCGCTAAGGAAGGCGTTAAGTTGAGCAGCCTCGCGCTTAGATGGCGGCATCCCCGACTTGATCTTCCACCGCAGCGCAGGCCCGGCTTTACCTAAAAGATACGAGTTGTACTCGTTTTGCTCTTTATTAAGAGGCACCTCAATCGTCTCATGGCTGACTGAGGGGAAGTGCGCTTTATCCGGTTCGTAAAAATCCACATAGCCTTTGACGAGGTCTGAGAATTCCTTCTTGTTCTTCATGTGGTAGGTAACGCCTGGCTTTGCGCCATGCAGCACTTTAGCGAAGAACCCTGGCTTATGGGCTCTCTCTTCTACGAAGCGAGCGTCAAACGCTTTAGGGTCTAGCGGGACTGCGCTGTCCCCGCGAACCATCCGCAAAAGCGGCGCGAGCTCGCTCGGCCGGTTTTTGATAGGCGTCCCAGTCAGGAGCATACGCCGCTGATATGCGGGCGCCTGCGCAAGCATTGCCTGTGTCCTCTTGGACTGGGTATCCCCTAGGTTATGCGCTTCGTCCACGACGAGCGCCTTGCTGCCAGGTGTTGGCCCTGTCTTGGTGGCGCCTTCGTAGCTCATGACGTTCGGCTTGAAGCCCGTCGTATGCTTCTCAACTTCCTTGCGGTAGTTGTTACGCAAGCTCGCCGGAACGACCACGTCAGTCTTCATGCCCTGCGTCGCGGCCAGACTCGATAGAGTCTTGCCCGAGCCAAGCCCATGGTAAACAAGCAGCCCTGGCTTCTTCTCCAGCCGACGCTTAACACGCTCCTGGTGCGGTTCGAGGGCCGTCGTAGCTCTCAGAGCCGCGGCCTTCTCAAACCCCGACCAGAAGCTATCCACGGTCAACCCACTGGCTGCATGGTAGGCGTCTGGGCAGCATGATGGAGCCCCACGCCAGCGCCTACCGCCGCGGCTCCGGTGAGGGCTCCTTGACTAAAAAGACGGGCTTTGCGGCCGAAGGCTTTTACGCCTTCTGTCACCGCACTAGCCCGCTTCTCAAATCCATTCCAGAAAGAACCGGTCATTCTGGGTTACCTCAGAGGACCTTGATCGGCCTCAGCTGATCATACTGCATCGACGCGCCTTCCATGACAAGCACAGAACCGCTCGAGATGTTCATCTGGTGGCCCTGGACATAGCAGTTTTCCAGGTACACCGCGCCAAGGCTGAGGTCGTTCGAGTCCTTGAAGTATATCGCCATACCCGTAGGCTGGGCGAAGATGTCCGACGCCAGGTCGATCCAGAAGTAGCCTTCGCCTGGCGAGCGGACGACGGTGTGCAGGCCAGAACCATAGCCAGGCAGCAGGACGTCATAAGGATTCGGGGTGAGGGTGTTCCCGTCTTCAGTGATCGCCGTCGCGGCCGCCCCACCAAGGACGAAGTTGTCCGCACCGGTCTGAGACGACGCCGCGTTCTGTGCATAGTAGGCATAGAGTACGCGAAGTAGCGACGGGCCGAAGTAAAACGTCCGGCCGATCGACAGCGAGCCAATGTTCCGTCCGGGGACGAAGTAGCTGCGGCTTGAGCCGATTTCAAAGATCCGTTGGAGCTGCTTATTCTGCTGCAGGCCCACGGACTCCAAAAGACCGATCGGGTAAACCGTGCCAGCACCCGCGGCGCCGCCAGCGCCGATATCGGACAACTCGGGTGGGCCCGCCGCGATAAGCGTGGTTTCTGCGCTCACAAACTGTCCGCCGGTCAGCTCTTGCTGAACGTGGTAGTTGTGAAAGTCCCACGTCGTGAAGTCGGTTGTCCCTGCCATTAGTTCACCCCTTAGACGTTGATAGTGATGTCAAGATCGTTGAGCGGAATCGGGATGTTCAAGGTGAACACCATGTCGACCGTATCGATCTGCGTTGAGTCCTGGGCGATGCTCGTCAGCGTGCCGCTGATGATAACGCTTCCGATCTTCGGCAACGGGTTGCCGTTGAGGAACTTGAGCGCAGCCTGCGCGGTCGTCTTGAGCGTGTCCAGCGTCGACTGGACGATGTTGTACAAGCCGATGTACGGCTTGAACGTGGTGCGAAGGAACTTCGCGATGAAGTCGACGTTCTTCGTGACCATGTACTCTTGGAACTTGATCGACGAGGTGTCGGTCGTGAGTTCGTGGCGGACGTACAGCGCTTGCTGCGGGCCGTCTTGAGCCATGATCATCGTACCGCCGCCCGCGATCGTATCGAGGTCGGTCGGGCTGAAATAACCCGTGCTGTGCAGCAGGCCGAGGAAGCCGGAGAACGACAGGTTCGTGAAGCCCTGCTGGGTCGGGAGGCCCGTGGTCAACGCCGCGATTGCGCAAGCCGCATAGAAGCCGGGGACGTTCACGATGTTTTGGCCTGACGGGACTTGGAGGACGTCCGGCCAGACATGGACCATGCGGCGATCCGCGAAGCTCGAGCTATAGCCAGCGACCAACGCCGCTTGTTCGTTCTTTTGCAGGTTACGGTCAACTTGGTAGTCGACCGCCGTGACGAGCGAGGCCACGCCGGGGATCGCGGTTCCTAGCAAGAGCTCGGTGTTGGACACCACTGAGCCGACAGGGTACCGGCCGTTGTATGTGCCAGCCTCGATCGTCACATAGTGACCAGCGGCCACGCCGTTGTCGAGGAATGCCGCGTTGCGGTCATACAGCGTTATGCCGTCGGCGCCAAGGCCGTCAAGACGGACGATGTAGTACTGGAAGTCCGCCGACGAGCCCGACGAGATGATGCTGCCCGACAACACCAAGTTGTTGTTGTCAGTCTTCGTCACCACTGTGTACGTGCCGGGGATTGAATTCGTGCCCGCTTGGACCACGACCGAGTCGCCAGGTTGCACATTGGTGAACTGGCCCGATGTAGGGTCATTGAGGTGCGTTGGGCTGGCAAACGCGGCCACGCCGTCAACCTGGGTGTTGACGAGGATACGCGATCCGTTGAGCGTAAGGACCGTGGTCTCTTCCGCTTGGAGGATGGCGATGGTTTGCAGCTGCGAGTTGAAGATTGCCACCCGCTCCAGGCCCATCGCGGGGGCAGAGAACTGGTCCACGTGGGTGTGGAAGAGTTGGTGGACCGTCGGCGTTTGCGAGAGCAGCGCAATCGCGTACATCTGGGTGAGGCCCAGGACTTCCGACGCGTTCGTGTAGGATAGCGTCTCGTTCGTGACCGCATTGGCGTCAAGGCCAAGACCGTTTACGGGCGTGACCGTGTTTTGCAACATGATCGACAAGCCGTAGGCCAGCGGGTTTTGCGGGGTGATCTGGTTTTGGCCAAAGGCGGCCGTGATGTCGGCTAGGTCCGTGTACTCCCTCACATTCGCGGCCATATCTGTGCGGAGCGCGCGGTAGTTCGCGGACACCGCGCCGGAGACGAGCGGGAAGGTGTTGAGGCCAAGCGTCACAGTTAGGTCGGCCGGCAGTGTAACGCCGGAGGTCGTCGCCGTAAAACCGTTGCCTGGCGAGGCCAGCGGATTCAGAACGACGGAGCCGACGCTGCGGTTGACAGAGTAGCTGAGCGGCGCTTCTTGCGCTTGCGGCAGCGGGCTCGTGAACACGAGGTCATTGGCGTCGGTCACCGTCTTAACGGTATATGAGCCGGCATTGGTCGCGCCGCGCGTGCCAGTGATGGAATAGTTGACCGCGGACGAATCCGCTGTGCCGTCATTGATGTTGGCGCTGAGCAGCAAGAGGTCGTTCGGCGCCTTCGCCGTAACGGTGACGGTGCCAGCAACGGCCGGCGATGCGCCAGTCACAACGACACTGTCACCAACTTGCACGTTGGCGAATTGACCAGGCGTGCCCGCTTGCAAGCGATTCTGGAGGCCCGCAGTCATGAACGACTGGCCATTGGTTTGCGCGGCCACGATGGAGACGCCCGTGGCCTCGGTGATGACGACGAGGTCACCCGGCAGCACGTACTGGAAGATGTTCGACGTCGCGTCGCTGAACGCCATGCCGCTGCCAGCACCGGTGGTCGCAGGGGCGACGATCTGGGCAACCGCATTGCCCAATGTGACTTGGATCGGCAACTTGGTGGCCGGGAATGGCTCGTTCGGGTTGGCCAGCGCGGTGTCGACCGTCGCGCCGCCGAGAAGCGACGGGTAGCCGTAGGTATGCAGCGCCGCGGCGTAGCTGCCCATCGCGTCGTTAGCGACAAGCTGGTAGGCCGGGCCGACAGTAACGCTAGGCAAGCTGAACGCAGCAAGCGCCGGCGCCAAGTTCGCAAATTGTTGGGTAACAGTTACCCCGGGTCTCCGGTAAGCCATCGGTTCGCTCCTAAGGGTTGGTCATGATCGAGATTACAATGTTCTTCAGCTTCTTTGCCGCCTCGTCATTCAGGGTCCATCGATCCTGGATCTGCGCGGTCAAAAAGACCGGTACAACCGTTGTGCGGTCATCCGATCCTTCCTGTTCGATCAACGCTTCTGCACCGATGCTTAGGCTTTTGATAGTAAAGAAACCAGCTTTTTGAAGGGTGGGTCGAAAGAACTTGAACGAGTTGAACACTAGGTGCCCAATCTGTTCCGCTTCGATGCCTTCACGACTAATGCAAGAGAAAGCCACTGATCCGGTGAGCAGGTCGTTGAAAGTGTGCTTCCCAGTTGACATTTCGCGGTGCTCTACAGCGCCGCCCCCCAGACCGAGTCCTTGCCAACTGAGTGGACCCCTAACAGCGATGATTGCAGGCCTAGCACTCGCGGTGTCTAGGTCAACTGCATGGACATCGGTGATCTGGATCTCGCTGCTTGTGTCATCCGTTCCATCGTAATGGAGTGAGCCGGGGGCTCTCGTAGAAAAAATAATCTGGAGGAATTCTAACGTGGTTCGCTTCAGAAAGATAGCGGCATTGGGGATCAGCTCGCCCTTGTCTATAGAGCGCCGCCGGATGGCGCCACCGCCATAGACCCCGTTTACGATGTCACTTCCGCCGCTTTTGCCCATTCTTGTTCGCCTTCAGGACGGCAATGTGTTTCTTTTCAAGCTCGCCCGAGATAGCGCGAAACGCGTCTTTGACGGACTTATGGACAACCACCCCAGGCAATTCTTTTACAATATCACTGGTCTTACTCATATAGCCATGCTCGACACGCCAGCGCCAGCTTGCACCGTCGGCTTGGGGACATGCACCTTCGTTGGGGAAGGGGCCTTCGGCAATACGGCGGCCGTGGTCGTGGGCGCGATGGGCTTAGGTGTTGGCAGAGCTAGCTTGGCGGCCTTGGGCACGGACGTGATCCCGGGCTTAGGCACCGTGGTGGTACCCAGGCGAGACGCGCCGGACTGCATACCCGGAATGCCGGACATGCTAGCAGCGCGCTTCTCGAAGCCTGCCCAGAAGTTAGAACTCCCGCTCACGGTTACGCTCCTCAAGCTCTTTGACCAGTTCCGCGCGCCGATCCTCAGGTACATAAACCTTGTATTCAATGTCCGTCGGGTTCACCGCGGACACCCGGAAGATCTGCAGCATCGTCGACCGGTTCTTCTCCGCCTTGCGCGTGTTCGATATCTTCCACCGCTTGTCGGACTTCATCTCGACGATAACGTCATCATCCACTAGGAGCGGGTAGTTTGTGAACTGGAGATCTGTCTGGTTGGGCTGAGAGCGGCCCCACTCGGCAACCTGGGCCATCTTAGGATCCGGCTCGACAAGCATCCAGCCTTCGATCGGCGGGTAGTAGCCCCCCAACTTCCCCGTGCCGTAGCAGGTCGTGCAGCTGCTCTTGGTCACCCTATGCAGGATAGGATCCCAGCACTCAGGGCACTTAGCGCCCTCGCGCCGCTTCTTGAAGATCATGACGGGGACGCCGGCCACGAACCGTTCAAGGAACAGGTGCTCCTCGACCACATACAGGCCGACCAGGTCAAGGTTACCCTGCCAGGTGGAGTGCTCCGAGTAGAACGTCTGCACGGGGACGCCGGACTGCATCTCCACGGCACGCACGCGGTAGTAATAGACCTTTGAGAGATCGAAGAGCTGTGCCGTGTAGTCAACGAACTGGTAGATGGCGTAGCCACCGATGCCTACGGTGTTGAGCTGCTTCATCTCTGAAGGGCTCTCGCCTCTGTCTATGAAATAGACGAGATTATTCAGGTTCTGGGCAGTCCTGCGGATGTTCCATTCGATGAGCACACGCGAGACGTGCTGAATGCTCAGCACTTGCACGCTGAGCGGTTCGAAACGAATGTCTTTTAGCTTACCCGCCATTTAGTACCCAAAAGCACCAGTGGTGCTGTAGTTGTCTTCGTACTTTATATGCTCGCTGCTGCGCTTCTTGGAAGCCGTGCCCATGTCGGTCATGAAGGTAGTCTGGCGCGGAGTGATCGGTGTTTGGGAGAACGAGGTGTCGTCCATGACCTCGGCGGCGCGTTTCTCGAAGCCTGCCCAGAAGCTGCTCATGCCATACCTCCAGTCGGGTGCTCGCGGTCGTGGATCGTCAACGCATCCAGTCTAGGCCCTCCGGTTGTCACAAACCTCTTGCCAAGATCCGGGCCGTCGTCGGTGCGAAACATCATGCTGGTCAAGGGGTGGTGGGACTTAAGCTCAGAGCAGCGGTCGTTGCCATCGCCGGAGAAGTCCGAGAGGATCTCGGCTCTTTTGGTGAAGCCGCGCCAGAAATGGAGGTCGAGGGTCATGCGCGGATCTTTTCTTGGTCGAAGTGGTTGCTCTTCTTACCGTTATCTTCAAAGGTCAAGTATTGCAGGTTGTTGACTACATGGAGACCGCAAACATTTTTACCTTTGAGCGGGATGATGTGGTCGACAACCATACCTTCGGGGCAAGCTTTGTAAAAGGCTTTGAGAGCCTCCCTGTCTGCCCACTTTACAGTGCGCTGGCGGATTAGAGCGCGGTGGTGCGCGGCAGCTGCGCGACCTGCCCAGGGATTGGCTTTGCGCCAGTCCCGACTGCATGCACGCAGCTTGTCTTTATTTTTCTCGGCCCACTCCCGCTGATAAGCCTGAACCGTTTCAGGATGATCTGCCCTGTACTTTCTCGCTTCAGCGGCTCGATATTCTTTCAGATCTTCTTTCTTCTTTCGCCATGCGGCTACCCGAGCCACATCCCGCTGCTTCTTGGCTAAAACTTCTGGTTCGCACTCTGTGCAGCACGGCTTTAACACCCCTAGATTGGCCTTATACAAGGTTTCAGTCATAGGCGCAGAGCCCTCGCAGCGGGGGCAGCCCGTAGGACTGCGCCCGCGGCCGTTGTAACTTGCTCTGCCTCTTTGTCTATAACTCATTGATATCTCACCAACTATAGCCGAGCTGGTCATATTCCGAACTCACGCCGCCCCAGCCGCGCCCAATGTTCTGCGCGATCTTGAGATTCCGCTTCTTCGTCTCCCACTCGTTCGCAAAGTTCGTCATCCACTGCATGTAGTAGTTAGTCTTGTTCGAACGAATGAACGACGACCCGCCGGCGGAGTAGTTCAGCTCGTTGCGCGACTGCACGAGGCCTTCACTCTTTAAGAGCTGGACGGCCGCGCCATGCAAAAGCAGGTAGAGGCTGGGGAAGTTGCCGATCGTTACCGGTTGAATAGGCGGTGTCGTGGCATTCCAGTCGGAGATCGCCATGTCGATAGCGAACTGCATCATATCGTCATCCGACTCTTCCCTGCGGATTAGTCGGTTGGTTGCGGGCGTGTCTCGCATAAAAAGGCGAAGATATCTCTTCGCCTTCTCGTTGCGCTTACGGGCATGTTCATCCTGGAACATCGATCATCCTTGCAGGTTGACCGCCCCATCCTTTTTACGGCTGCGGCGGCCATGTTGGTTACCGGACGGCGCGCGAACTAGGAAGTTCGGATCCCCGTCCGGGTTGACTGCACCTTCATGTTCGGAGCCTCCACGCTGTTGGTGCGTATCTTGGCCCATTTCAACAGCCTTCGCCTGACGTTCTCCGACAGGCTGCGACCGTGGGTTAACGCCCACTGGCGGCACTCCCTCGGGGAATGCCTTTTGGCGCACCGGGACTTGACGTACCGGGGCCGCGTGTTCTTTGAGCGCCTCGACGATGTTGTCCACTTCGCGGATGCGCACATGGACGTCACCGTTCTCGTCTGGCATCGCCAGAGCGAAGAGGCCCGGAGGGACCTTATCAACCATGACGGGGCGGCCGCCAGCGACTAGTATCCGGTTCACACCGGTATGGTCGACGAAGGACAATGAGTGCCCGACCTTTTGCGCCGTGGTCCTGGTATCACGACCGGACTTCGGAGCTTCTTTGCGGGTCTCATTATAGACTAGATACTTTTTTTGGTCTTGATGCTGAGCCATTGTGTTCTCCAAGAAACTGGAAGCCTCAAAGCAGGGGCCCAACCACTGGGCCCCTGCTAGGAGCTAATGCTTAGACAGTGCCGTTGACCGGGAGCGGCGTCGGGACTTGCAGTTCGATCTTGGCGATCGACTTGATATTGCCGAAGCCTTCGGCAATGTATTCCCACGTCTTCCAGATCACAAGGTCGGCTTCTTTCTTGATCCAGAACTTGACGTCGTTCAGGATGAAGAAGTTGCCGAGATATGCGGGCTCGGTGAAGGCGTAGATCTCGCCCGGGATGATGATGTCCGTCTTGTTGGTCACGACCAGCTTACGGTTCATGATGGTCTGGTACTTGTACCCTTCGACCGTCATTTCGGAAGCGAGCGGCGAGCCGACGTCGGTGGCCGGTTGGACCATCCAGTCGTCGTAGTCGACGGTGTTCATCAAAGCGCAGCCGACGGTCAACTTGTCAAAGTCGATCATCTTGAACAGGCTGTTCATCTGGACGCGATCAACCGCGGTGGCGGCCGAGACGAGCAGTTTGCCGGTGACGGCAATCGCAGCGTCCGCGTAGTTGATGAACTGGATGTCTTCAACGCGTTGGATGTCCTTGACCGAGTTTTCTTCGATCACTTTCGTGATCGGGTAATCATAGGCCAAGAGCTCGCCTTCGGACTTGATGAACTTGTCCGACTCGATCTTGAAGAACGGCAACGCGTAGCGCTTGCCTTGCAGGTAGCGCTCGTTCGCTTCGGAAGCGAAGTTGACCGCGAGCGCCGTCGAATCGTGTTCGATGTCCACGATTTTGATCAGCGTGTCGTGATCGGTGGAGCGCGTCAGGTCCGCGCGGGTGACGGATTCCGGCGGCAAGATGCGCCGGCCGAAGCCAATTTCACGAATCTTCGCACGGACGAAAGCAGCGCCGCCAGCCGCGGTCTTCTGGATCCCTTCCGTCGTGTCCAACCTCTCGATGAAGAGGTTGTTGAATGTCTGGGCGTCCAAACCTTCCATGAGTATCTCTCCTCTTTCTTTAGTTTAAGGCTTGAAGCCAGGTGTTAGGTGCAGACCGTGTCGTACACGATCGAACCACTCGTCGGAACGACCACGCAACGAGCCAGGACGGGGTCACCGCCCGCGGCCGGCGTGACGACCGCGACTCCACCGCCGGTATCCTTCACGGTCAGCGGCGTGCCGACGTGGTAGGTACCAGCAGTGTTGTACATCGACGTTTGGATGCGCACCAAGGAGTTCGGGAGCAGGGTGACCGCGCCGGTGGCGGCGGAGTCAAACTGTTCCGTGCCCGCAAAGCACAGGTACGTCGCCTGCACAGCGGTACCCGTCGGGCGGGTAACGACGCCGCTGTCATTGAGACAGCCCCATTCACCCTTGTTCAAGGCGACGCCGGGCGTCATCGGGTAGTCCACCCGCTTCATCTGCTCGAAACCGCGAAGGATCTCGAGAGGCGCATACTGCGTCGTCAGGTCTTGTTGGACCGGAACGATCGAAGCTTGGCCAATCGCAACCACTAACTGAGTCATCTTCTCTTCCTCCAAAAGTTTTCTTAATCACTAAGGACGGAGGCCCGGAATTGTTCTTCGGCGCTAAATGGCCTTGCCTCATCTCGGCTAAGCTCACCCAGCTTCATTGAACCGCCAGCTAATTCCAGTGCCTTCTCAAACACTACGAGATCTTGGTTGACTAGTGAGGCAAGCTTTTCTTCGAGCTCACTGAGGGTCTGCGGTAATACTGATTGGCCGAGCTCCGCCTGTTTATACAACAGCCGAAGAGCGTGCGCCCGCTTCGTATGCTCCTTATTCTCCTGATGGAGACGGAGCATGGTTGAAGCCGCTTCCTTTCGCAGTTCAAAGTCATCCATGCTGTTCTCGTGGTTTCTCCCCGTGATCTCTTTGACTTTGTGGATGCCACGCTCCAATCCTACACCAAGAGCGATTGGTTCTGCTACATCTCGAAGCTTGGTCAGGGGGCCCAGCGCCGACGAGCGGGTGACATCTTTGTGGAGGCCCTTGCCCCACGGGATCTGTTCCTTGGACTTAAAGAGGCCGCCGACGCCTGGCATTTTGGCAAGAACGTCGCCGATCGCGGTATCCGCCCTGAGAGCAGGCTCGTGTATTCCCTTCCACAGTGCCTTACCTACCCGCTTCTTGCCCAGGAGTTTCTCGGCAAGCATCTTAGGGAAGTAGCCGACGAGGGAATCCTCCCCTGACCGCATCGCCTGCGCCCGGTAGCCGCGGTAGGCCTTTTCTTTGTCCTTCTCGCTAATGCCAGAGGCGAAACGCTTGGGGACTTTCAGACCTACGCCATCTGCACGACGCTTAGGCGTGCCAAGCGGACGCGGCGTTCGCCCCTTCTTGAGAAGACGCTGAAGCTTTGCGCGAACGGAAGAGACGCCTCTGGCCGCATGGCTTAATGCGGTCCGGGTGGCCGCACTGACTGCGGCTTTTTCAAGCGACTCGTCCACGCATACCTCAGAGCCAGGGCATTAACTGAAGTACGCTAACCATCTGAAATGACGAAGCGTTCTTCTCGAAGAATTGGTCGATCGTGGCATCGCTGGCCCCCGCCGCACGCGCCCTTTCCTCAACCTCGGCGATCTTGGACAGGGTGCCCAAGTTGAGCAGGGTATCGGTAAGCGCAAGGCTGCTAGCGAGCTTGGCGATCAGCGAGCCCTCATCGCGAGACGGCGCAGCTACCTTGACTTGGTCATTGCGAACCAAGCGCTCAGCAAGCTTGACCACGTCGTCAGCCTGCTCGGCTGGGTCACGCCGCGGGGCAGCAGCCGCTCTCTTCTCGGTCAGCCGGTCGAAGTCGGCCAAGATATCATTCACTGTTGGCATGGGTGATTCCTTAAGAAGAGGGTGCGGGGCGGAAGCCACAAGCTCCGCCCCGCGTTGGATCAGTCTTTCTTGGCAGCGTGGTGCGCCGCTGCCGCGGCGCCACCGGCAGCGCCGGCATACACGGCACCCTTGCCGAGAGCTTTGCCCGCTTCAGCGGCGCGCTCGCCTTTGCCCAGATGGGTCGTCTTTTGCAGCTTGCGCGCGCGCTCAAGGAGCTTGCCTTGGGCGTCGTTCAAGTTGCCAGAGTCGCCCGCTCTAGCGAGGATCTTCTTTTCAGCCGCTTTGCCAGCAGCCTTAGCGCCGACGGTGCGCTCGCCAACCGCAGCCTTGCGCGCGTGGCTAAAGACGGCTTTCGGGGACATGCTCTTGCCGGCGTTCGCGAGGAATTCCATCACTTTGCCGAGCTTGACCAGCGCAGCTTGGGCGCCTTCAGCCGCGACCTTCTCTTCGACGAACGGCCAGAAGTAGTGCATTTCGTCGCCGTGGCGCGCCGCACCCAACTTCGCGAGGCCGTCAAACACGCCGCGCTCATAGAAGGAGGCCAATTGCTCCGCCTTCTTTTCGCTTTCTTCGTCGTGCTTGCCTTCTTCTTCCTTGTCTTCTTTTTCTTCGCTAGCAGCCTTGTCCAGGCCGTCGGCGATTTCAAGGGCGGTCTTCTCGAAGCCGCGTTCGTAGCACTCAGACGCTTCTTTCACCATTTCTTCGGCGACCTTGTCCATGGTGCCGAAATCGGTGTTGACCAACGCCTGGTCGGCAGGGCTCAAATCTTCGAAACGCATGTTGTAACTCCTTAAAGTTTGTTTTGGTTGCCCTAACAGGGCGATTTAGCCGTCGAGCATGGCGAGAAGCATTTGCTTCCGCACCGCGGCCGTTTTGTGGCCGTGCTCATACTTGCCGACGCCGCCTTCCGGATGAAGGTCCTTGACCGAGTCTTCGACAGACGGGGTCGTGTTGATCGCGCCGCCACCGGCGTCGCGTTGGCCCTTGTTGTTCGGAATGTGGTTCGGGGCTTCGGTGTCCCCTTTGTGGGCCGAGCCCGACAACGCGGCGTATGCCAGCTTTTCGATGCGGGCGTCGAAGCGCGCAGCGAAATGATCCCAGGTGCGGGCGCCTAGGGCTTCTTCCGCCGCGATTTTTTCTTCTTCCGCGGTCTTGACCGATCCGCCCAGGGAGTCGTCGGGGAACAGGGATTCGTACAGGCCGCCGAAGCCTTCCGAAGCAACCTTCTCGGCAGGGGCAGCAGCCGCTTCCGCAGCAGCTAACACTTCCGAAGTGGTCGCCGCAGCGGTCTTGGCCGCCGGGGCAGCTTCGCTATCGCTAAAGAGGCCGAGCTCCATCGCGATCTTCTCAAGGCTAGCATCATCACCGGCTTGCGCCGGGGCAGCAGCCGCTGTCTTGGTCTGGGTCGAACCCATGACGTCGCTCATCAACAATTCTTGCAATGTAGGCATGTTCATAGCTCCTTAAAGTGTTTAGGTCGCCCCTGAATTTCTATCTAGAAACTTCTTCGATACTTCCAAAGCCGCTTGATCGAAGAGGCCCCCGACGATCCTCCCAGGTAAGTTGACCTTCCCTAACGCCAGTGCAGGAATCACAGCGTTGGTAAGAAACTCCTGAGCCGATGCTGTTTTCGACAGGACGTCGTCACCCATGATCTCGTTAGCAAGCGCTGCGCTTTTGGCGAAGCGTTTAACGAGTCCGTGGGTTCCTTTGCCATGAAGAGACAGCAGAGCATCCGCAATGAGAGCACCGCTCAAAACGTCAGGGTTGCGCCGAACGAATGATTTCATTCGGCCTTCTTCGTCTGAAGGGTTGAACTCTTTATGCTTCTGCAGAACACCCGATGCCATATAGGCGGCAGGAATACCAATGAACAGCCGTTTTGCCGCGGGGCCCACTTGAAAGGCCACCTTGGTGTACGGCTTAGATTTCTGCTCTTCGATGCGCTTGAACACATCGACAGTATCGGGGTTTACATAATGCTCGCCGGGCACTGCATTTCCTTTTTGCGTAGGCTTTACCAACTCATTGAAAGTTGCGTAAAGTCCAAGCCCAAAAGCAGCGGCTAACCCAGGATGCGACGCAACGAGTTTGTCGATCCCTTTCACTGCTTCGGGAGGGGCCTTCCTTGCAAAGACAGCGTACATACCCGCCGCCAATGCAAGCATAGGAAGGATCCCGATTGGCTTGCGTTCATCGTTATCATTACCTAATTTTATGAAAGTTGGAAGCGGGGCCGCGGCGGCGCGCTTGACCATAATGACGAGCCGCGGCCCGAGGTGCGGCGCGGCATAGCTTCTCTCTGACATAAACGGCAAGAGAAGCTGCATGATAGCAGGGTCAAAGCGCGTGGCGCTTAGCCCCAGCCTAGCCTCAGCTTCCGGAGACTCCTCCCCGTCCATAGGGTCAAAGCACATGTTCCGCTGGTCAAGAGCGTCGGCCGCGGCGCGCTGGCCCATGCTGATGAGGACGATGCGTTGGAACTCCTGCGGCTTGGGGAGTATCCCCAAAGAGGCAAGGGTTGACGATGCGGCCGGCATGCCGGCGGCGCCGAGGCGGTTGAGGACCTCGGTGGGCAGCGGCATCTCGCGGGACTTCACTTCCGGGATCGCGCTGAGAAGGTCTCTCAGGGAGCTTACGGACGCAGGCGGTGCATTGGCGGGCACCTCTTTGTCCATGACTGCGACCTTCTTCTCCGCGGCGGCCTTGGCCTCGGCGAGCTTATCGGCAAGCGCAGCGGAGCTGATATGAAGGTATGGGCTGCGCGCGTGCGCGACCTTCATATGCGTCTTGGCAATGCGGTCGGCGCCGATCAGCACTTGGCTGATGTCGAAGAAGCGCGGGAAGTCGTTGATCGCATAGGCCACGCGGTCATAGCCGGGCGGGATGCGGCCCATGTAATATTTGAGGTGCTCGCAGTATTGCTTGCGTGTCGGTGCCTTGTTCAGGCAAAGGTTGCAGACGTCGTAAGGAACCTTCGTGCCCATCGACCAGTCCGGGTAATCGCCATGCTCAATGCGGTCGACAATGTCCGGCGCCGCGGCGTTGTCGATGTGGACGATCAGCTCTACCCTATGGAATAGGGGGTTGTAGACCGACAGCGCAACCTTGCCATAGATCTGGTGGCCTTCATGCGGGCGGTTCAAGTGGTGCTTGTAGACGTTGGCATAGAGCTCAAACGTCTTGAAGCCGTAGTCCGGTCCTTCATGCGACAGCGCTGCTTCCGGGAAGTAGTCGCCGTTGACGTTATGGCCCCACCATTCGCCGGCGCCGAGCGCAGTCAGGAGGATTTGCGTCTTGCCCTTGATCGGCTTGGCCGAGTTGATGTAGGCACCAATGGCTGGGTGGTACGCGGACGCCGTCTTCTCGAGATAGCTGCGCTCAGCATCAATCACATAAGTGAAGATGCCGCGGTCAGACTTGCCTTCGAGTATGACTAGCTTATCCAGCGGAGGCCTCCACTGGTCGGCTCTTCGAGCTCACTCCGAGGCTGGTTGCTAGCTCTGTCTCTAGCTGCCTGGAGTATGGTCCGGTAATGGGGGCTAGGCTGCCCTTGAAGGCATCCTTGAAGCCCGCGGCATCGGCGCCCTCGCGGAATCCTTTGAGGAACGGCGAGGGGCCCGCGCTGCGCATCTTGGCTTCGATATCCGTGAGGTCGCGGATATCGCCGGAGTGCACATCACCCTTGTAGTCGATGAGCTTCTTCATGAAGCTGCGCGCGGCCACTGGCTGCATCGCAACGTTCGGAGAGAAGTGAGCGAGTGTTTGAAACGCTTGGCGGGCCTTCTCAGGCTGATCGCGCAGGGACTCTCCTTCCGGGGAGTCAAGCGCAGCCTGGAAGGACTCTGTCAGCCGCTTCTCGCGCACCGTCTTGTTGCGTATTTCGGACAGATGATCGACTGCGCCGCGGCCCAAACCGAAAAGGATCGGACCTGCAGTCATCATAAGGGAGTGGGAGAGGACTTTGCTCAGCCCACTGGGGACGCCAAAGATGCCCATCTTGCCGCCAGCAGCTTGCTTGATAAGGCCTGCTTCGGCGCAGATCAGCAGCATGTCCGCAGCGGTCTCGCCGAGCTTCTCTTCCGCGGCGTGCTTCGTCAGCTTCTCCTGGTAGGAATACTTCGGCGTGTAGGACGCCTGGATGATTGCAAGGCTGTTCACGTCTTCTGCGGTAAGACCCGTGTGCAGCTTCTCCTCCAGGAGTCTGCCGACCAACGCGGGGTTTCTTGCAACGGTGGGGGCTAGTCCGGCGATTTCATCAAAGCGAGCCCCCGCCTTCTGCGCGTGCTGCGCGAACTCAGGCTTCGCCAAAAGATCCGCCCGATTCTTGCTAATCGCCGCAAGCGTGGTCTTGATCTCCGCGTTCTCTCCCATCTTACCCAGGACTTTGTTCAGCACAATGGGGAGGGCCAGCGCGCCGACGAACAGTGGCACCTTCATGGCACTCATCATCCCGCCCTGCATCTTCACGGCCAGTGCGTGGATCTCCGCTGCCTTCTGGGCATCAGACGCAGCAGTCTTAACCACCGCAGAGCAGTCCGCATAGATGCTGTTACGATCGGCCTCGGTAACGTGGCCTTTCTTTACGAGCTCTTCGAGCCAGGGGAATTGCATGACTACCTCAAAAGGTGTTTGCGAGTGCGGGTGCTGCTGCCTGTATACCCTGGCCGGCCATATTCTTAGCCGAGCTGCGCGCGACAGAACCAGCTTGCTGAGCATCAAAGACGCCGCCTAGGGTTCTGAGCGGGTTCCTAAGCATAGCCTTGCCGGCAGCACCAAGAATGGTGCCAATAAAGGCCGCCTTGACGATCTCGTCGTGACGCTGTGCGACTTTGTCGAACAAACGTTCCATCATAGCGCGCGGACTTTCTGACGGAGGATTTGGAGCTTGTCGTCGACGATCGACGAGCGGCCGCGGTTATCATCCATCCGGCCTTGGTGGTCGTGGAACGTCTTTAGCGTGATGTAAAGCGGGTGCGTGCCGTTAACGACGCGCGCCGGCAACCATTCGCTGATCAGCTCCTCGGGGGCCTTGCAGTCGGCTTCCTTGGACATGAAGTAACTCAGCGCAGTCTTGGCATGGGACTGGGTCAGCAAGCCCTCGCGGCTCAGCACGTAGGCCAGCTTGGCGAGCTGGCGCTTGGCATCCAGGCCGGCGCACTTGGCGAAGTGGTCGATGCCACCCAACGTCTTCATGCGCTCAGCAGAGTTGCTGTCGCTAAGGACCGCCTGGCGAGCTTCCTTGATGAACGCGCGCTCAGCGTTGTCCGCAGCTTCCTTCGTGAGAATAGCGCGGTCGCGCAGTTTCTCTTGGAGGTTGGCCGTCTTCAGGATCGTGTGCTTGAACTGGTGCTTCAGCTCAGCGGTCTTGACCTCGCCTTGCGGGCCCATGCCGAATGGGTCGTAGTCGTCGGGGACTTCCGCTGTCGGCGAAGCCAAGACAGCAGCAACCTTCAACGAGCCGCCATTTTGCAACGAAGCAATTGCAGCGCGCGCGTCGGCATGCGGGAAGTCCGCGGCGAAGTACTTATCCGCGGCGGCTGCATACTTCTGCTGGTGGATAAGCTTATTCGCCTCGCCGGCAACCAACGCGATCTGATGAGGGGTTAGCTCCTCAGACTGCGCGATCTTACAAAGAGACGTGGTCGGCTCCGTCCCGCTAGTCAGGTACGACGACGCGATACTATTCGCCCATTCACGGAAGTGCTCCATCGACACTTTCGTTTCAGCGAATGAACTGGGATCTAAAAACATGCTGACTCCCCGAGTGGTGGGACAGCTATATGGTAGACCATATGAGGGTGAAACGCCAAGGCTTTCAATGGGCGCCGGGGCCCGTGCTAAACTGAACACGGGCCCGCGGAGAGACTATTTGCCTGACATAACCTGCGACAGCTTCTTACCCAGCGCAATAGCGGTCTTACGCGCCACTTCGACGAGAAATACGCACAGGGCTTGCTCAACCGAGCTGATGGCTTGGTCGGGCTTCTCGGTGTGCGGCTTCACGCTCTCTTCGAGCCGGCGGCGCAGATGATCCGGGAAGATGCCGTGATGGGGCTTAAGGGGGTGGACGTTCGAAACTGGAGTGATGCTCATGTGTTCTCCTTTAGTTGCTTAGTCGGAGGTTAGGATGCTGGCACGAACAATGTCAACCGAAAACCTAGGGTGGGGGCCAACAGTGATCAAGTGCCTCGGCTGCGAAGACATCGTTATGGGGGCGGGAAGCTGCCACTGCGGCAAGCTTGTCGTCGATCGGAAGGGCATTCCGCACAGCGACCACTATGAGTTCGTTGCCGCGTCAGATCTGGGCGAGGCCTACTTTGGAGATTGCCCTAAGTGCTGCTGGACGGGGCTAATGATCCCTGGCACGATGGGCGGGTGCCCCGAGCATAAAGCCGGTATAAGAGTGCTGAAGGAGAACACACATGCAGATCAAAGAGCTGACCGAAGGTACGAGCGTAGAGGGCATTCACGGCCTGGTAGAAAAGCTAGAAGTCTCGGCAACAAAGGCGGGAAAGCCGTATCTAAGGCTAACCATAAGGGATGAGTCTGGGAGCATTGCCGGGGTGATGTGGGATTACTCGTCGAACGGCTGGCTCAAAGAGGGCGTGGTCGTAGAGATCAACGGGGACGTGAGTAGCTACCAGGGCGCGCTTCAGATGAAGTACGCCATGATCATGCCGAGCGACAAAGACCCGGGGCTGTTCGCGAAACGGACTAAGTTCGATGTTGAAACGATGTGGTCGTACCTCGTGGACAAGGTTGCGAGCTTTCAGGAGCCGCTCACCAAGTACGTCGCGGAGGAGATCCTTCTCAACCACCCCGAAGTCACCGAGGCGTTCAAGTTGGCACCGGCGGCGCGCGGCGTACATAATGCCTGGTATAACGGGCTGTTAGAGCATGTCTGGTCGCTCTGCCAAATGGGCGAGCTGCTGGTGGACCACTACCGGCGTAACTACTGCCCGAAGATCAGTCGTGACAAGGTGCTCTTCGGGCTGATGATCCACGATGCTGGCAAGATCATTGAGTACGACTATAAGACGCCGGCGTTCAGCACGACGGGGCTGGGCATCTTGGCGAACCACATGGTGCTCGGGCCGGCGTGGGTATTTGAGGCGGCGAATAAGTGGCTACGTAGTCAGGAGGCCGCCGGTGGGGGCAAAGCTTGGTCTACGCTCAGCGCAGCGCAGTTCAAGCTCGAGCGCGCGCAGCTCATGCACCTCTGTGCCGCGCACCACGGCCGCGTCGAGTGGGGCAGCCCGGTACAGCCGGCTACCCTCGAAGCCATCCTAGTCCACCACCTGGATAACACCGATGCCAAGATGATGCATGCCATGGACTACGTGCTCGGCAAGGCTGGCCCAGTTGCTGGGTTCAGCGAGAAGTCGTTCATCGAGCGTGTCAGCTTCATGCAATACCCGGAGGGCTAATGTCTGATCTAGAAAAGACCCTCGGCGCCAAGCCGCGGATCAAGCACCATAAGACGAAGCCTCAGGCTGGGGCGAAGTCCGTGATGAACCTCGAAGCTACTGTGGTCAACAAACCACAGGAGCTACGCAAGTTGCGCAGCTTCTTCGCAGCCTCCCTCCTAATCCCGGGCGACCTCAGTGCCCAGGGGCAGATTGTTTTGAAGCTCCTCTTTGACTGCTTCTCCAAGCAAGGGGCAGTCAAGGAGGGGATGATCGGAGACCTCTGTTGGGGCTTTGAGCAGGCGACGCCGCCGATCCCGCAGAAGCTAAGCATTGACGGGCTGCGCGCCCTGGAGAAAGCAGGCTATGTCAAATTTCAAGCTAAGGATGGGGCCCTTGTCGGCTTTGATTCGGATAAGATCACCTCGGCGTGGGTCCGTTACCAGCCTAAGCTTCTTGGAATGGTGTACGAGGGCCGTTAAGCTAGGGTGGATCCCCGTTTGCCACTATGTAACGATCTTCATTGCGGGAGCGATCTGGCAGCGGGATCTTGGCCACCCAAGCTGGCGTATGGTGCCAGCGGCGGTGCTGGCCATCAATGCGGCGGTGATCAATTACTATTACTTTAAGCGGAGAGCCCTTGAAAGTCCTTCATCTCTCAGATAGTCCGTTAAGCGGGGCGCCAATTCGCATCGTCGAGCTCCTGAACAAATACGCCGACGGCGTAGAGGCCAGGCACATCGTGTGGGACAACGTGCCTCGGAAGCAGCCATGGAGACGGTACCGCAACGACATGGTCGGCAGCGTCATGCAGCAAGCAGAGCTGGTCTACTGGCTGAACTGGGCGGATGTGATCCACTATCACAACCGGTGGAAGCGGCAGGAGATCTTCAAGCACGCAGGATTTACTTCTGTAAAGAAGGAGGTCATTCAGATCCACTCCCCTCGAGAGTCCGAGGACTTCTCCCAAGAGATCGAGAGCGGCGTACCGCTGGCGATCGTCGCTCAGTACCATCCCCGCCAGTGGCTAAACGAGCTGACCTATATCGTGCCGAACGTCGTGGACATTAACCACGACGAGTTTAAGCGTGATGTGCCGCCGCTGCGCCCGATGCCAGTCGTGAGCTACTCGCCGTCGAACGCAACGGGCAAGGGATGGGACGACAAATCCTATGGGGTGGTAAGCCCTTTGCTAAAGCGCAAAGCGCTGGCGCAGGAGATCTACTACCAGCTGATCTGGCAGCAGCCTTACGAGAAGATGATCGAGATGAAGCGCAATGCGGACATCGGGGTCGACGAAATCTCGACGGGAAGCTACCACCTCAGCTCGCTAGAGTTCTTAGCGATGGGCATTCCGGTGTTTGCCAATGTGGACAAGCTCACCCACGAAGTCCTGAAGAAGATGACCGGCTGCGATAGGCTGCCCTGGCTGATCGCTAACCCAGCAACGTTCAAAACGGAGCTCGACCGAGTTATCAAGGAGCGGTCTTGGCAGACGCTTGGTCTGCAGAGCCGCCAGTGGATGGAGCGGTTTTGGAATCCGGAGTTTCTGGTTAAGCAATACGTTGAGATGTACGAAGACCTCTAGGAGAACACATGAAGCTTCACTTCCACTGCCCGGCTGCCTTCATAGGCGGCGCGGAGCAACAGTTACGTTATCTGATCAAATATCTGCGTAGACTAGATCCTACCCTAGCCATCTCGCTTACCTACGAACATCCCGCCATCTTCCCGTTTTTACAAAAACTGGAAGTCCCCTACACCGTGCTTGCCAGTGACAGGAAGCGGCTGATCAACGCTCTCGACGCCGCAGCCCCAGATCTCATTCAGTTCTATACAAGCCCGCTGATGGCGCGCGCGCTGCCTTATTTACAAAAAAGGCCGCGAGTCATCGAAGTCATTCATAACAAGAACCAGTTTCATGGAGACGCGACGTCCTATGGGCACGAGTACACGCAGGTCGCGGTATGCGTCAGCCCTGACGCCGAGTCGTTCATTCAGGGTCATTGCCCTGGGCTGAGCACCAAGGTAATCGCCAATGGCGTCGACCATGAGCAGTTCTTCCCCATTGCAGAGGCAAGGTCAAAGACGCCAGTGATCGGCTTCGCCGGCAGGCTCTGCAAAGACAAGGGCATCGACACCCTGATCGAGATTGCGGGGCAGATCCCTTGCCGCATGGAGCTCGTGGGGCAGGATTTTTGCGGGTACGCCGGCGCCCATCCCAACATTGACGTTTATGGGCAGACTGACCGACCAGAAGACTTCTACAGGAGGTGGTGGGCATTCATCTCGGCGTCTCCGCATGAGAGCTTTGGGCTGGCCATTGCGGAGGCGATGGCGTGCGCATGCCCTCCGGTGATGCTCGACTGCGGAGGGATCACGTCCTACCTTAAGGACGGCGAGCACGGATTCATCGTCGACTCCCCGCAAGGGCTTGTAGACTGTGTCGAAAATATCATCCAGTACGGCGCTATTCTACGCCCAGAAGCGCTGGGCTTCTCCGCTGAAACCATGGCCTCCTCTTACCTCGACCTCTACCGCGAGCCGGTGCTGGTTTCCACGCCGATAGTCCCGCGTAGCAAACCTGCGGCGGGGGTTATCCCAACACAGGCGGCGAAGATCTTCAAGCCGGTCGCCAACCGCCCTATGTATCCACATAAGGCGCTTGGTGTGACGCCACGCGGCTGGTACGGCGTCGTCCGCGCGCTCGCTGGGTGCTGCGACTCCTACGCATCGCCAGAAGAGGCCGTTCATTTGATAAAAAAAGAACGGCCTGGCCTGGTGATACTAGGCTGCTACCAGAAGGCATGGCAGCCTATCTGCGCCGCGGCGCGCTCAGTTGGGGCGAAGGTCGCAGTTACGTGGCACGCGTCCTATATCTTAAACGAGTTCGATCACATCAACAGGGTGTGGATGGCTGAGACTCTCGATGCCTATCGTGCAAAGCACATAGACTTCTTGGCCACGCCGCACAAGGGACTGGCCGAGTCGTGGGCTCATTTCGGGTTCCCGACAGCGTACTTCCCGAACGTCATCGACGAGGATCTTGGTGGCGTAGCCCCGACCAAGCTCATCGACGGCCCGCACATCGGCATCCTAGGCTCGGGGCAGTCCTGGAAGAACATGGAGTGCCAGATCGTTGCCGCGGCGATGATCGAGAACTCCTCGATTCACGTCCAAGAACTGAAACACCCGGAGGTGCTGCGCGCGCTTGGTATCCTTGGACGCATCGTGGTTCACACTAAGACCTTGTCAGACAAGGAGTATTATGAACTACTCGGCGGCATGCACGTGAACATGTGCGTGTCGCTATCGGAGGTGTACAGCTACCTGACGGCGGAGAGTTTCTTACTGGGCACCCCAGTCTTGACGGGGTCGATCACATCCATCGCACAGAATGTCGACTGGTGCGTGACGCCGCATTTTGAAGACCCATCGACTCTAGTCGCCCGGCTAACCCTCTTGCTAGAAAGGGCCGACGAAATGGGGCAAATCTTGAAGAAGCACATGCTTAGCGTAAACGCTAAGAACCGAGAGATCTGCCAAGAAGTCCTTAACCATTGGGAGAACACATGAGCATCGAAATGATTTCAATCCCTAAGAAAGAGTACGACCGCCTCGTCGACGACAGCGTTATGCTCAACGCGTTGATGGTCGCTGGCGTGGACAACTGGGCTGGGTATTCGGAGGCGCTGGCGGCTGCGGCGGAGGATGCGGATGGCGGTTAACTGGAGCGACCCAGAATTTGTACTAAGCCGTGCCAGATATAGCGACAACGACCGGCCATCCTATGGCAAGGTGGTCGCTGCGCTAGACAAAGTCATTAAGGAGCGAGATGCTCTGCGCAGGTACGATAAGGACAGACCTCGCTTTACTAGTAAAGAGCCGCTCTACTACATCCAATGCACCAGCAACTATGCCTATGACTACATTTTGTGGTGGCGAAAAGGCAGCGCCGGCTACACCCACAACCTCGCCGAGGCGGGGCTTTATACAGCAGAGGAAGCAAAGGGGATAGTTGACTGCCGCGGGGAGGAAGTGGCCTGGGCAAAGGAACACGTCGAGCACTGTCAGAACCCTGCTGTCAGCATTGAGACACTGCGCGGCCGGGGCTTCGCGCCGTTTCTTGATCGGAAGAAGATGCCTCAGCGGCGGGCACGGCGCAAGCCGGATGCTGGCAAGTGCAAGCACTGTGGCAGGTTCTTCAGCTTGGAAAATACTCACCCAGACGATGACGACTGTAAGAGGTGCAGATGAAGATCGCAATCCTAGGCGGCTACGGCCCCAAGCAAAGCGTTGGCGCGGTGTATCGAGCGTTTCAGCGCGCGGGGCATGACGTCAGGCATGTGCAGACGTTCCCGGCGTTCATGCCATGGTTCGACGATGTCGACCTGCTTTTCACGTTCAAGATCGGGCTGGGCAACGTGCCGGCAGGTTATATAAAAAATCTGCCGATCAAGACCAAGATCTTCTGGTCCTTTGACGACCCGCACTGGATCAAGTACCACGCGTCATCTGACGAAGTCAGGTGGGCGCGCGAGCACGACATCTGCCTGACGAGTTGTCTAGAAAGCGTGGACACGTACAACGTCCAGGGGATGAAGGCGTTCTTCATGCCTCCGGCGATGGACGTGGCTGTCTACGGCCACCTACAGGTGGCTGAACGCCACTTGACCTCATTCATCTGCACTAACCTATACCCCCGCCGGGTATACCCGGACAACTTCCTCGACCGCGGCGAGATGATCGACCGGCTGACAGCTACGTTCGGAGAACAGTTCGCGCTCTACGGGTTCAACCCGGAGATCGAAGCCAAGCCTGCGTGCCGCGGACAGGTGCAGTGGGAAGATACGCTGCCCGAGGCCATCCACGCTACACGGATGAACATCAGCAACCACGCCTATAATAAGGATAAGCTGTACTTCAACGAACGGTTCTTTCAGATCGTGTCGACGGGTCAGGCGATGTTCTGCGACAGAGTAAGCGGCTTCACTGACATCTTCGGAGAAGATGATGAGCACTTCATTTGGTATAGCTCATTAGACGAACTCGTAGAAAAGCTTCTCTACTACAAGGATAGAGGGAACGATCTGATAGCTACCGGCTTCCGCGGCCTCGATCGCCTGGGAAACTGGACATACGACGCGTTCGTTAGACAAGTGTTAGTCGCTGCCGAAGGCGGCACGCCGCGCGTCTCTTTTCTCTAGTGAAACTATTGCAAAGTCCGTTGGGGGCCGCTACTCTAAGAGGGTAGCAGTCCCCAACAAATCTTTCATAAATAGTTTACCTATGACCACCGAACAGATCGTCTGTCTCTGGGCTCTTTTGGTTGCCATCATCATGCTGCGGAAGCAGGGCGATGCTGGTATAAGTCCTATGGAACCAAAAACCAGTGATGGAGCGGACTATGACGGTACACGTGCTAAAGACCATTCAGGAGGTGGAAGCGCTGCTCCCGATTCTGATGAGTCAGCCAGTGTGGGGTTTTGATACGGAAACATCGGGTCTTGATTGTCACTCCAACAAAGTGACGTTGGTGCAGATCGGCAACGAAGAAGACCAGTACGTGATGGACTCCCGCCGAGTTTCGGTACAGGGCCTAAGGCCCTTTTTCGAGAATGGGGGCATCCGCAAGATCGCGCACAATGCTAAGTTCGACTACAAGATGATGAAGGGCACGCATGGCATTGAGGTCGAAGGACTGCGCGATACGATGCTGGCGGATAAGATCTACCACAACGGTAGGAAGGACAGGGGCTTCGCGCTCGATGACGTTGCTAAGTCTTGGCTCGATGTCGATATCGACAAGTCCCTTCAGAAGTCCTTTATTGGCCATGTGGGCGACTACTCGCCGGAGCAGCTTCAGTACGCAGCTAAGGACGTGCTTTGGCTATGCCCTTTGGCAAAGAAGATGGCGAGCTATCTGAACCAGGATGGACAGCTCGGCGTGTGGCAGATGGAGAGCGATTGCGTCCCGTGCTTCGGGGACATGGAGTTTCGTGGCGTTAAACTCAATGTGCCTAAGTGGCAAGCCATCCTTCAGAGGAACATCGCTAACGCCGAGCGGGTACGCATAGCGATGGCGCCCTACGCCTCAGAGTTTCCGCATCTCTTCAGGTCTGATCTCTTTGGCAACGTTGACATCAACTTCGACTCGCCCGAGCAAGTCTTGAAGCTGCTCAAGGGCATGCGCGTGCGCGTTAAGAGTATCGTCAAAGGCCAAGAGGTCGAAGGGCCGATCGAGGACACCAACGACCGCACGCTGCAAAAGCTATCCAACTATCCCTTTGTGACTCTGTTACAGGAGTACCGCGGCTATACCAAGAGGATCAGCACCTATGGACAAAACTTCATCGACGCCATCCACCCGAAAACGGGCCGCATCCATCCGCAGTTCCACCAAGTCGGAACCACCACGGGAAGACCGGCTTCCGCCGGAGACAGCCCAGTTAACTTCCTCAATATCCCGCATGAGCCAGAAGTCCGTCAGTGCTTCGAGACCGACGACGCCTGCGAAGTACAAACCGACGACTATTCGGGCTGCGAACTTCGCATCTGGGCGTACCTGTCTCAAGATCCGTTCCTGCTAGATGCCTTCATCCGCGGGATCGACGTTCACTGCCACGTAGCAACGAAGCTATATGGGGAAACAGTAACAAAGAAGGATCCGCGACGTACAGGGGTCAAATCGCTAAACTTCGGTGGACATTAAGCGTTATGCCGAAGGAAAACCCACTCAATTCAGGGAACCCTAACCAGGCTGGTATAAGCAGTCTGTACGGCAATCCTGAGCGAATCCGTTGGGAACAACGGAAGCGTGCAACGACTCACAGCGCGGACAGAACGCCCGCGGTCTGGGTATGCTACGGCATAAATACGGTGGGGTGGTGGGCTAGCCCACTGCAAGGTATAGTCTAATCTTAAGTGAAAACTTAAGCAAAATTGATAGCTTATGGCATGGGACCAGGAAAACTTTACATGGACTTAAACGGTGGAGGCACCAAGATCGCATTCGACGAGACGAAGACTCTTTTCCGCAACTATGAAAAAGAGATCAACGTCGGCGTAGGTTGGATACGCGGCATAGGCCGGCTCGCCGCTGAGCAAGGCTACCTAGTCAATGGCGCTGGTCGTCGTCGCTACTGGCTTAGGCCCAATCCTGATGACCGCGCGTCGTTCCCTCTTGGCAAGAACGACCCGATGTACCAGATGAAACTAGGGAATATCCACCGCGAAGGAGGTAACTTCCCAATGCAGTCAACCAATGTCGAGATGACCAAGGAGTCGATGATCGAGCTACGCAACTGGAAGAAGGCAAACCGCGTGCCGATGGAAATCCTGATTAACGTCTATGACGAACTTGTGACGGAGTCGACAAAGTCGTGCTCGCAGGAGGTTTCTGCAGTGAAGCGGCAGATCATGATTGCTAAGGCGGAGAAGTATTTGTCTGGGGACTCTGGCAAGCAGCCAGTCCCGATGCAGGTGGAAGGCCACGTTCTTCCGTATTGGACGAAGTAACTAGTATGTCACGGAGGTTGTGACTTAATGGCAAAGCATAGGAAGCCAAGGGCATGGAAGATCCTTAACTGGGCTGGTTTCGGCAAGCCCTTTTGGATGGCACAAGTCGACTCATCTGGTAGCGCCATGCTCGCCCATGTGGGCTGGACGCTCGAAGACGCGGAGAGATTACACGAATGGCTAGGAAAATTCATAAAGTGGAAACGGCAACAGCCAAAGTAAAACCGTGCCCCTTCTGCGGCGGTCCCGGCCGCCTTGGCTCTTACCGCTACGGCCCCGGCGACGTTATGTGGTTTGTGCAGTGCGAATCCCTTATGGCTTCATGTTTCCTTCAGCCGTTCACCCGAAGGTACCGAGTCAAGAAGGAGGCCGTCTTGTCCTGGAACACACGTAGGAGGTGACATGAGCCTTGACCTATGGCTAGCATGCCCAACTTGCGAAGAGCGCTCAGGCAGCAGTTTCAACTTTACGTACAATGTCGGCCCGATGTGGCGTGCTGTCTGCCCAGAAGATTCCAGCATGGTCGATATCGACGGCATGACGGGCGCGGCCTCTATTCCAAAACTTGAGACGGCTATAAGAGGATTGGTGGCCGAGCCAGAGAGATTCAGGGCCATGAACCCCAAGAACGGCTGGGGAAGCTATGACGGATTCGTAGACTGGCTAAAAAGCCTGCTCGAATCCGCAAGAGAGAATCCTAACAAGATTTGGAGGGCGAGTCGTTGAAACCGCAAGGCCGCATCTTCCGCGAAGCGGGGAGGCTGATCATTGATGCCGACCCGCATGTCATGATGCGGATTAGGCAGCTTTTTGACAACAGCACTCAGCGCCATCAAGGCTTTGGCCTTCATACGCACAATCCTGTGTCACTGTCGGATACCAAAGCGACAGCGAAGGATTTGATCTGGATCTGCGACCGGTACCCGCTTGCGGTTGAACCTGACCTCTGGTCAGAACTAATCGCGGGCGCAGCTGAATACGATGCCATCTTGGCAGCAACGGCAGATGCTCACCTCGACACCAGCTTTAGGCTATCGCCTATGGCGCTGACGATGGCGCCAGGAGGTATATAGACAAGTGAAGCGCTACGCAGAAGAAGCACAGATCACCTCTTTAGTCTTGCTTGCGCCGTGGTCTGGTATATCGTCGTTTGTGGTCGAGAACATCCCGGTCGTCGTCGTTGACCCTTCTATGGCAGGCGTATGAAACACAGCTGGCTAGTGACCCTCCCCAGAAGTGTGACTTGGGGGGATTATCAGAAGGAGCTTGACGCTGTTCGAGACTATAGCCAGGTCATGTGGTATCGCGTGCCACGCATTCCCAAGGAGCTAGAAATTGGGGACAAGCTGTACATAACCTGGCGGGACTTGGTGCGCGGGTTTATGTACGTAACCTGCGTGCGCACTAGCGACCATTCCTTCACCTGCACCACAACTGGTGCCGTGTGGCCTGCCGGAAACTACATTGGCCGCAGCGGAGAATTCCATCATCTGGCAGAGGCGGACCAGCGAAAAGTGCGTGGCTTTCGGGGAATAAGAAAGATGGAGGTGGAGAAACATGCAATGGAAAGCCAAGCCGAAGGTCAAAGAGGGTGACCGCCGCACACGTGAGCACTTCGCATTATTCCCGGTGAGGATCGGGGATACGTACGTATGGCTCGAGACGTACTTTGAGGTCGAAGAGTGGCGGCTTAACCCAGGCTGGCCCGGTAACCATGAATCATCGGAAACTCCCGACTACTGGGGTTGGAAGACGGTGGAGTGGCGCGCCGAGGGAGGAGTTAAAAACTAATGCAACAATACCTAGATCTCCTCCGCCAAGTTCTAGAACATGGCAGTCGCCGCCCCAACCGAACAGGCGTTGATACGATCGGAATCTTCGGCGCACAGATGCGCTTTGACCTAAGGAGGGGATTTCCACTCGTTACAACGAAGAAGATGTTTTGGAAGGGCATCGCTGCGGAGCTGCTCTGGTTCATCAGCGGCGACACCAACGCCAAAACGCTGCAGGCCCAGGGCGTGCACATCTGGGATCAGTGGGCAGACAAGGAGACGGGCGAGCTTGGGCCGGTGTACGGACGACAATGGCGGCAGTGGGAATCTTTCGAAGACGCGGGATGGTGCTTTGAGGGGGGTTCAACGTACAAGCCGATCGAGATTGATCAGCTTGCCAATGTCGTCCAGCGCATCAAGGATAAGCCCGACTGCCGTCGCCTGATCGTCTCCGCCTGGAACCCCGCCGATATCCCCGACATGGCGCTCCCGCCCTGCCACTGCCTCTTCCAGTTCTACGTTCAAGACGGGAAACTCAGTTGCCAACTTTACCAGCGCAGCGCAGATCTCTTTCTCGGCGTGCCGTTTAACATCGCAAGTTATGCGCTACTGACCCACATGGTGGCGCGGGATTGCGACCTTGGGGTGGGGGACTTCGTTCACACCTTCGGGGATGCGCACATTTACGAAAACCATATTCCACAAGTAAAGGAGCAGCTAAAGAGAGAGCCGCTCAGGCTGCCCTATGTCGCGTTCACGCGGGACGCGCCCAAGAGCATCTTCGATCTCCGGTACGAACACATAGGACTACATGACTACGATTGTCATCCAGCAATCAAAGGGGAGGTGGCGGTATGATCACTAAGTCCATTCTATTGGCTACGTCAATAGCACTGATCCTGACAGGCTGCATGGACCCGAGCCGACCGCTAGTTGGCGAGAAGGTCGCCGGGCGCTACTCTCAGATCTGCCTGGAGGGGCATGTCTATTATTCGGTAACGAGTATTCAGTCGCACGACTGGATGAACATCGAGTCTATTGCACCAAAACTCAACGACGACGGCACACCCGCTGCCTGTAAGGGAACACCATGAGTTTGCTCTATGGCCCCGACGGCCGCCCTATTTCTTCGAAAGAGCCCGCAAAGCCCAAGCTGGTTGACGCTAACGCGCAACCCATTAAGCGCCAGATCCGCGAGGAGGATATCGAGGGCTTTGACCGCTCTAAGGCACAGTTCCTCTATGCTCGAACCGCTGATGGGAAACCAGCGACACACGGCAACGACTATAAGTTCTTTGCACATGAGCTAGACCCAGGCAAGATGAAGGAGGTCGACCCGAATGTGGTGTTCGTTGGAAGGACGACGCCTAAACCGGTGAAGCTCACGCACACCCCACAGCGCATACCGCCGCCGCGCAATAGAAAGGAACGCCGCATTGCAGCACTCAGGAGACGACGCGGAGACTAAGCTAGCCGTTGTGACGGACATCCGCAAAGCGCGAGGAGGCTCGGGCAAGTCCAAGCACGACATCGACGTTAGCGGTATGACCTTGCACTTTCGCGCGGAAATCTGTGGCAGAGGCATCGAGATCATGTGGGTAAAGGTCGTCAAATTCAAGGATGCGAACCTAGGCCACCTCGCGCAGACTATGGCACTGGGCCCTGACGATACGGTAGAAATTGCGATGCACCAGCAGCATGTCGAGCTTAACAAGTGGGAGCGCCTGCTGCACATTCCGCTAAAGTGGAAGCTGGAGCGTAGGATTGGCAAGTTCCGGCGAGACATCGCTAAGAGCACCGTCGCCGTCAAAGGTCTACAGAAAATCCTTGGAAGCCTTGAGGTATAAGATGAGTAAGAAAGACCGCCACGCGAAGTTGAACGTTGGAGAAACCATCAAGGCGGCTTACGACGAGCGCGTGGCCGCTGCCACAGCGAAGTGGGACTTTCGCCAGCTATCCCCAGGCTATTGGGGCTTCGTAACCCCGGAAGGAGACACGTTCTGCCATAAGTTCAAAGATGAAGTCGAAGCTCGCACATTTGTCGAAGATAAAGAAAGGAAGAGGCTGATTGGTTGAAATCACCCACGGAGGCCGACGGTGGGTACCACTGAAGGCCATTTGCGAAGCGAATCACATCCCCTACCGTTACCGACTCACCCGAGTCATAGCAGACCCCAGAATAGAATCAACAAAACTCCCGGCACCATCTCGTAAAGGGGCGATGCTGAAGATGATTTGCATTCCGGTCGAGCAGGTAGAGATGGTTCTATCAATGCCATGCCCCGGACCCGGCGCGCATAACCAGACTCGTCAGCCCTACAGGAGATACTAGCAATGTTAGCTGAAGCTTATGATTTTCCCGTTGCTCTGAAAGAACTTCAAACAGTAGATGGCACGCCGGTACCAAGATCCCGCGCGGTGATCCGCACGGACACCGGCGAGGCTATCTCGACGGTCAGTGACCGCTACAAGATCATCACGCACGGCGCCGTGATGGAGAAGATCGGCCCCTACATGCAGGAACTCGGAACCCCCGAGCGTAGACTGCACGTCGAGGGCAAGGGCGCAAGGTTCACCGCAGAATACCTCTTCCGTGACAGGCAGCTAGACGTAGGCCCAAACCACGTTGCACTGCGAGTCATTGTCCGCAATGCATACAAGGTAGGCCACTCCCTACAGATCCAGGTGGCGACCATCGTTCTTGAGTGTCTCAACCTCGGCATCATCACCGAGAAAACTGTGTTCGACGCGTCGGTCCGCCATGTCGGCGACAACCTAAACTTCACCCTGCCGGATCCTAACGAGCTGCTTACGGCGTTCACCAGCAGCCAGCAAGTCTTCCAGACGTATAGCGAGAAGAAGATCACCCTCGATGATGGCCTAGGCTTTATCGACAACGAGAAGGTCCGCTCGATCCTCCCCGACGCGACGGCCGATAGCGTAACCAAGCTTTGGTGCGCTGGGTGCGACAAGGGCAACAACTCCGTTTGGGACTTACTACAACACACCACTTATGAGATCACCCACAACTCTCCTCGCCTCTCCTTCACCGGCCGCCACTCCAGGCTGACCCGGGTGGCACGCGTCTTCAACACTGTCTTTGCAGGATACTAATGAACGCCTTAGCTAAACCAACCCTCCAACAAGAACCCCCGTACCTCCGCGACAATTGGAAAGCCGTCATGGCCCAGCCGGAGAACCACCACCGGTGGCGCGTGATCCGCGTCGCTGGCGGGGTGGCTACGGTCTGCTCTCGAGCAGTGATGCTGCGCGCGCAGCTTCACATTCAGGATGGGTTCTACCTCTTCAATGAGCGCAACGAACTGGTTTTACAAGAACCGCACCACTTCCAAGGCTTCCCCGATCCCCTCGGATGCTACCAGCCGTTCGAGCGGATGATCCCTTCAGAGAAGGTCCCGCCGGCGTTGGTCAGCAACCTCATCCGTTACCTAGAACTCATGCGACAAAGGAAGGTCAACGTCGTTGTCGACAAGTTCGGTTTCATCCCCATGGCCAGGCACGGCGCGGCATCGGCCTCTGACAAAAGGGAGCACTTCGGCTTCGGCTTCGAGCTGCCACTGGGCAACGCGGAACTGATCTTGGACCCGCACAACCTAAAGCTGGCACTGGTTGAAATGATGCGCTACGATGGTTGCCACATCTACCACTTCAACAGGGTAGACGTGGAAACACCGCTGGTGCTCGGCTATAACTGGGAGAGCTGCGCACTGGTTGCACCGATTAGGAGTTGACCCTTCGGGTCAAAACCCAACATGGACACCTGTTTTGACCGTATGTTCTACAGCGAAGGCAGACTGCTCGGCGGTGTCGACGAATCAGGTGTCGTTGACATCGCTGGGCCGCTCGTCGCTGCCTGTGTAATCTTACCCAGGATAGATCTGGCACGGGATGACCTCAAGATCTTCCAGGTAGACGACAGTAAGAAGATCGCGGAGAAGTACCGCAAGGGGCTGGCCGAGATCATCTGGTCGACTGCCATTGGCATTGGCATCGGAGAAGTCTCACCGGCGGAAGTCGACTACCTCAGTAAACCAAGTGCTATCGGGTTGGCTGGCTTGCGCGCGATCATGGCGTGCAAGTCGCCCAGCACCGGTGCTCCTATCCGCCCCAACTTTCTTCTCTTAGACGGGCGCGTGCGCGTGCCGATCAGGATCAAGCAGGCGCGGATTCGCGACGGGGACGGCAAGAGCCTCTGCGTCGCAAGTGCTAGCATTATCGCCAAGGTTTACCGCGACGAGATCATGCTCAAATTACACGAGGCGTTCCCCTACTATGCTTGGAACACCAACAAGGGCCATCCTCGTGACCCTCGCCACCTAGACGGGCTCGACAGGTACGGCGTACAGCCAGGTATTCATCGCCTTCGGCACTGGCCGTTTATGCAGGAACCATCATACAAGCGCGCCGACATCCCGGAGGCTGAGCGCGCCCACTGGCGTGAAAGGAGGCAGCGTTGGCACAAGGTAACAGTAGCCCGGATGGCAAAGGAGATAAGCCCGCAGCACTGGACATTAAATCCGCCATTGTGGAAGCCATCACCAGATTGCAACTGGCATCCCCAAGAGGGGGAGAACTCTGGGGAGAGTACGAGTCCCTGAAGAAACTTGCGCAGCGGGTCACTAGCCCATATGACCTCAATGAGATGTTGTACCTGCTCCGCGAGGCGATCAAGGAGGTGGAAACTCTTGGCTAAAAAGAAACAAATCTGCTCGTTCTGCAACGGCAAAGGAGTCCGGTTCTATGGTATTCCTCACTTGGCTGCGGTCTGTTCTTGCTGCGCCGCGCCGCGCCGACGGCCTCGCGCTCAGCCTCGTCGGCGGGCGGCTGAAGATCGTAGTGCCTAGGGCACCTAAGTACTGCTATATCGACAGAATCTTTCGGGTTATTGAATCGTGCCATACGCTAGATCAGCTCTCCTCTTGCAGCGGGTGGGTTGACCGGGTGGCTAGAGCCGGGGCACTGAGCGTGAGCGAGGCTCTTTACGTGCGCGGAGCCATCAAAGCCACCGAGCACTGGCTCGCACGTCGCTATGGACTCCAAGACCAGGCCGAGTTAAGCTAGTGCCATGACTGGTCACTTCTGGACATCCTTCGAGAAGCAGGCGGCGATTAAGCCGGGCCCCGCGTTGAACTACAAGGCAATGCAGGCAGCAGAGCTTTTGAAGAAGCGTGCCAAATCCGGCGGTACATTCAACTATGCGGCGATGGCGAAGGCCCCCAAGCCCAAAGCCATGGCCGTCGTAGAGAAGACGCCACAGCAAATTCTCGAAGAGCGTGCGAAGCATCTCGCTCAAGGCGGCACGCCGGTCAGCGAGTTTAAGAAGGCTCTCTGAGCTTTCTTTTAGCTGTTGCGCAAAGCTCGCTGATGGCCTAGGCTTTCCGTGGGCCTGTCACGGTATCGATTGGTCTTGTGAACCTGCTATGCGTGCAGGAGGCTGTTCCGTACTCCTTAACCCACGGGGCAAACCGAACATGACAACAACGTCATTGCAGTCGACTTCGGCGCTCGCGCCGGTTCGATGAAGCTCGCAGCCTAAGAACTGCGAGGATAGTTCGCCGGGGCACTATCTCAATAAGCTCTAGCACAGTGTGCTACTTGGACGCCTGGATCCATAACCAGGATGGTGGAGGCGGCTTGGGGAACCAAGCGCCCTATCTTGCCGGTTGGGTGAAGCAGCTGAACCGGATACGCACGTAGATTAGCAGTGGATCGAGGACAAGACGGCGGTTCGACTCCGCCCAGGTCCATAACTATCGGAGAACACAGCGCGTATGACCCGCATCCCACCCCTCACCTGCCCCCAATGCCAAAGCACCCACGTCACCAAGACGCGCTACGGCACGATAAACTGCGACGAGTGCGGCAAGGCCACAACACCTTCGGGGGCCGTGCGTAAGGCCGATGAAGAGTATGAGCCTCGCCGCAAACACAACTCGCACCACCGGCCGCGCGGAACGTCGCTGACGCCAGTAGCGACTTCAAAGACCCCCCTGGACAGGATCTTCAAACACTAGTAGGCTTTACTCGTCTGGCTTGTGGCCGTCATGAGGCGCCTGTCCGGCGTTAGTGGTACCGGCAGAGCCAGACTCCTAAGAGGCTTATTTACAGTGACCAAGCAGCGCAAAAGCATTTCGATGGAGTTCGCCATGTAAGGGCCGATCCGTCGCACGTTTGTGTAGCCCCCGGATCTGCCAAGAGCAACCGGGGGCTTCTCTTTATTGCGGGGTAGAGAAACGGTTAACTCGCGGGCCTCATAAGCCCGAGGTCTGGGTTCAAATCCCAGCTCCGCAACCACCGACACGTAGCTCAGCTAGTAGAGCATTCGCCTGATAAGCGAAAGGTCGGACGTGCAATTCGTTCCGTGTCGACCACCCACTCTAAGCACTCTATGCCCCTGTAGCTCAGTTGGTAGAGCGCCGGCTTGAAGAGCCGGGCGTCGTTGGTTCGAGTCCAACCGGGGGCACCACTTCTTGGTATAAGTACCGTGAGGTTACTTATACTTAAGGAGAGTTCATGGCAAAGGCTGAGAAGACAGTTATTGATTGGACTAAACCGATCGAGCACGTCGAGGCACGCATCAAGGTCAAGTACGACCGCACTCTGGAGACGGGGGATGAGTTCCGGCACTTGGTTCTTAGAGAGGGTGGCGCGCCTCTCTTGGTTGATGACTGTGGCTGCATTAGGGCCAAGGCACCGGTGAACAAGATACAGCGTGTCCGCAATGTAGTTGAGAAGGTAGCGGAGCTCCCCAAGCCGAGGGCACCTACAACGCGCGAAGAAGTCATCGTTGAGTTAACTACTGCGCTAGAGAATCTGCACGGCGAGGTCCCATCTCTTCGCGAGGTGATCGCCAGGGCCACTGCCGCGCTCGTCAAGGTCGCGGAGGAAGGCACAAAGAACGCAGCATCCTTCGCCGCGGCGGTTGTCGACCTGAGGAAGCTGGCGGCTGAGCAGCAGACCGCGTACATGAACGCTAACATGATGCTCCTCGAAGAGCTGAGGAAACTCCCCGACCCAAAACCGGTAGCGGTCGAGGCTAGGCCAGCCCCGACCGCGATAGCCAGGCCAAAGCCAATCGTCGTCAAGTCCCTCCCCGTAGCAGCCGAGATCAAGAACCTGGATCATCTCGGATCTGGAGAGGTGCGCGAAACGATCAGGACGCTATCTCTCGTGGAAGGAGTGAAGAAGATTATTGTCGCTGGGTACGGTAGCTGCAGCGCTGGGAAGAACGGCCAACTAAAATACTGCGGAGAAGAAGGGAACGCTTTAAAGGTGAAGGCCTTCGGTTTCAACTATGTCCATGACGTCTTCGTCTTCTGCAGGAAGGAAGACCACTCGATCATCATCAAGATGATCGAGTACCTCGGTAAAGAAAACGTCGCATCAGCTAAGTGACGGACACGGGGATAACCTCCCCGTTTTCTTTAACTATTTTGGTATAAGATAAATGTAAACAAAGTTTAATTATACTTAGGAGGGTGGCGGTGAGACGCAACAGCTACGTGGACTCGCCCATCAAGCGGGGCATTCATCATCTGTTACTTAGAGAAGCTAAAAATGGCCCGCAGACTGGAAGGATCCTGTCGCTTGGCGGCCCCGACTGCTCAGACCTGAAGCTTTTTGCTGAGAAGGGTTTTCAGGTAGTCTCTTTGGAAAAAGTGCCTCAAGTCTTTGAGAAACAAAGAAAGGAGGTCGGCCATCTTCCGAGTATCACTCTTCTTAAGACCACGGTCGAAGAGTATCTCCCAGCCATCGCGAACGGGCCTGCTAAGCAGGTGCCCTTCCAGCTGGCCTTTATCGACCTTTGTGGCCACTACACTGCCGCTAGGGAAGATGCCATCCGCCAGTTAATGAAGTCAGATCAGTTAGCCCCGGGCGCGGCTGTGGCGATGACCTTCGCCGAGGCTCACGACCAGGTCGGATACATCCGCGGGTCCAAGGCTTTCGAAGAGTGCGGAAAGTCCTGGCAAGGCTTCATAGAAGATCGTAGCAGTGCCATCCGCAAGGCTCTTGGGCCTAAGAGGAACTGGCTAACAATCAGGTACACGCACAGGAAGGACACCATGAAAATGTTGTTTATGCTAACCCACAAGGAGAGAAAATGACTACGGTAGCAAGTGTTGCAAAAGGGGTCAAAGCCCACATCAAAAACAGGGAAAGTGTCACCGAGCCCTATCCGGAGAAAGTCCGATCTGGTGTGAGAGGCCTGATGGAGTCCGGCATGAGTGCCCCCGCAATAGCAGAAAAAACTGGGCTAAGCTCCAGCTCTGTCTATGCCATGCGGGACGCGCGCTCAGCAAAGCCTAAGAAAAAGAAACGGCAGGCCCGTCGTATGGCACCTGTCCAGCTAGCTGGCGGCATAGTCGTTGCCGAGATTCAGTACAACGATGGCCCCACCGCAAAGATTTCTGGCAGCCCTTCAGACATCCAGCAACTTCTCGCCCAACTAGCCAACCCGAACTAAGCCCACCACCCATCCCCGAGGTACGAGCTATGATGGCTCACGTCAAGGCCCTTTCCGGTATGAAGTTCCTGGTCGCTGAGGATGACGATGCCAGTCGTCGCCTTACGCAAATGATTCTCTGTCACGCAGGCGCCGCCGAGGTCGTCGGTGTCACCACGGGTAGCGAAGCAGTCGAGCGCGCGCTATCCGGTAACTACGACGTCGTCTTCATGGATCTCAGCCTGCCTATCCTAAACGGGCTTGAGGCTGTAAAGATGCTGCGACGCCGCCACTACTCCAAGCCTATCGTCGCGTTGACCGCGCGCGAAGGGCTGACGAGTATGGCGGAAGCAGCCGCGGCTGGTTGCGACGCCTATATCACCAAGTCAGTCAAGGGCAACACTCGCCTAAAGCTAATCAGACTGGCCAAGAAGATCGTTCCGCTCGTAGCTGAGTATAGAAGCTTCGACGGGACGACGCTCGGCTACGAGATGTGGCGGGGTGACGCTTAGCCTTTTCTCAACAAGGGGTGCAACATGTCTCAGTATTTCGACGAAATCAGGAAGTGTCTTAAATGTAACGGGTTCCCTTCACTGAACGACATCATAGACCACATAGAGGCTGATGCTCCTCATGTGGCAATCGATGTTCTTACTTATCTTAAAAGCAAGACGGAATACCCCAAAGAATTGGTCCTCACCGAAGAGTTCACCAGAGGTCTTGGGCTGGGAATTGCTTTCTCTGCAGTCGTGGCGCAGCGCCTATCTCCGTTTGGAGATGGCTCTGGCGATGGCGTAGACAAACCTCAGCCTGACCATCCAGTGTATCGCGACGGTACGGAGCTATAGAGCTAGGCGCCCTAACCCGGCGCCTTTTCTTTACCACTGGCGCTTGATCCCACTGAATACTGGGAATAAGCTGAGGGACAAACACGGAGGATACCATGGCAAAAGCCAATCGTTATAGGGTTCGCAGTGAGTTACTGAAGCAGCTTCGAGAGAAGAAGGGCGTGCTCCAGCGAGATATGGCCGCGCAGCTCTTAGCGTCTGGCGTTAAAGGCTTATCTCAGTCGGTTCTGTGCCACCTAGAGAAAGGTGTCAAAGAGGCGACCATGGACCAGGTCACCGAGATCGCCAAGTACTACAATGTTCTCACAGAAGAACTTCTGGTTGAGCCAGGCGAAGTGTCTGCCGCGGTTGAGCCGCCGACGCCGAGCCTCTTCGACGTGGCACCAGAGGAAGAGAAGGTCGAGCCGCCAGAGCCAGAGGAGGAACCTAAGGCCGCGGAGACGGAGGAACCGCGGCCATCCCCTGAGTCAGAGGAAGAGAGGGTGCGGATGGTGATTCCGTTCGTTCATGCGGACGGGGACCGGATTTATGTGACCTCGCGGGAAATCGCAGACGCATTTAAACGCGACCCAAAGAATGTTCTTAAGTCAATACGGGAGCTTGAGTGCTCTGAGGAATTTAGTCGGCTAAACTTTGAGCTGACCTCTTACCTCGACTCGCAAGGTAAGCCTCAGCCGGAATGCTACATCACCAAGAATGGCTTCCTATTCCTGGTCATGGGTTTCACCGGAAAGATCGCTGCTCAGATCAAGGAAGCATACATCAGAGAGTTCGACCGCAAAGACGCAGAGCTGAAGGCCCTAAAGGCTGTGGGTGGTCAGGGTACTAGCACAACCCAAGATCGTATCCTAGAGATGCTGGCACAACTCGTGGTTCAAGGAACGGGCGATACTAAGAGGGTAGAGCAAGAGGTGGCTATCCTAAGACTAGCAGTCGCGCCCGCGGCGATTAACAAGCTTGTCCAGGAAAACATCACGGTCCGCTCTATCAGTGGCGTTCCCCCCACTCATATCAGCGCACAGGATATTCTACGGGATGGGCTATACCAGGCAGTAGACCGGCACGTTATTGGCCGAATGCTCCGGCAAGCGCGTCACCCAAGGGACGAGGTGGAGATTCAGGATGGGAAGGGCGACGTGCACATGACCATGGTTTTCAGGCGTGAAGGGTTAGAGGCAGCTATTGACCATGTTCATTCCACCGTCTCATTCGTTCGGGAAAGCCCTCTTAGGTATTATTTCACCTCACCACTCAACGTAGAGAAGCTTGGTGACTCTCCACTGAACTTTGTTGTTGCCAAGAGCGCCCTGCTGTCGTCCAGACCTGCATACCAGTTCTGGGTACCGAAGCTTCCCCAAAAGTATGCTGACAAGCTAAGAGAGCAGATGAACGTTACCTTCCTCAAGCGCAACGCTGAAGGGGACATGGCCCCAGACAACGATTAGCCAATAAGGCGCCCTAACCCGGCGCCTTTTCTTTACCTATTCTGACAATTCCTGACATTTGGTAACCCCACCAACACCGCTCCCCGTACGCCCTTCGACCAACTCTGCTATGCTGTTCAAAACACATACAAGGAGTTCTGACTATGGCGGATGCTAAACGGCAACCCGAAGACGCTCCACACAGCAGAAGGTACACCGAGAAGCAGATCCAGTTCATCCTCGAAGCCAGACTCACTCGCGCCAAAGAATACCAGGACATCGCCAAAGCCTTTGCAAAGAAGTACGGAGGGACGCGCACTGCTGAACAGATGCGCCATGCCTTCCGCTCCTATGCCAGCACGGCAGTAGTGGACAACGAAGGAAACGTCGAGGCGCACCCATTCACCGGGTTTACGCACTCCCACTTCGCCGGTGTCCACCGCGCCGCGAAGAAAGAAAGAGGCCGCTGGTTCATAACCGCGGCCTCTCCGATTTCCACCTTCTCCGAAGTCAAAAAGAAGTCCGGCAGGCCGCTCGGCCACAACCTATTCATGCCTGGATTCAAGGCCATGCAAACCTGGGCTGGCGAGAAGAAGGGTGAGCTCGTGATCTTGCCTATGCGCGCGCACATGCCGCCTCTGCACGGGCAGCCAAGTTACTATGACCCGCGGTTGCAAGAATTTGAGAGCATGTTTGCTAACGAGTTCCACTTCAACGAAAACCTCCGCGCGCTCGATGTGCACCTCAACCCACAGCAAGTCCACCCACTCACCGGCCTGCACCGCATCCGCGGCGGCCAACCGCAAATCATCGTGAACGGGATGGTGATGCCCACCCGCTTCAACCAATCCCTGATCTTCGCGCACTCCAAGCAAGACTTCGAAACCGTGGCTACTGGCAACGGGACCATGGCCCGCATTCTCTTTACAACTGGCGCAATCACGCTACCCGAGTACCGCAAAGAACGCATCGGCCGCATTGCTGACGAAGCCCACATCATGGGCGGCCTGATCGTGGAGATTGACGACGGCGAATTCTGGGTGCGCCAAGTGCAGTTCGCAGCTGACGGTTCCTTCTGCGACATCGACGGCAAACGCTACCGCCCCGATGGCCGCGTGACCGACGTCAGAGCCAAAGCGCTGCGCATGGGAGACCTCCACGGTGGTATGGAGAAAGAGTCCGTCATCGAAGCGCAAACACGCCTCGCAGCGACAATCAAGCCAGAGGAGGTTTACGCTGAAGACGTCTTTGACGGCTCGTCCATCTCCCACCACACAGAAAACCAGCGTATCACCCGGTCAAAGCGACTCCCGCGCTTTCAGTCCCTTCAGGCTGAACTGGACTACGACTGCGTACTCCTCGAGAGCCTCAGAAAGAAGTTCAGCCCCGCCAAGATCATCATCGTCGAGAGTAACCACCACGACCACTTGGTAGGCGACCGTGGCTACCTGGAGCAGGGGCGGTACATCAAGGATGACCCTAACTTCGGCCTAGCGCACCGTATGGTCGTTGAGATGATGGACGGGGTTAACCCGCTGCAGAAGCGGCTCGACCCCAAAGGCTTCTTCGAGTGGCTGAAGGGCGAGGATGACCGCTACGTCGAGGGCGTCCAGATGGGCAGCCACGGCCACTTGGGTGTCGACGGCGCGCGCGGCAGCCCAGCCCAGCTTGAAAAGGCCTTCGGCGATGCCATGATCGGACATTTGCACGCGCCGCGGATCCTTGGTCGCCTCATGGTGGTAGGCCATTCATCCATCGAGCGCCACGGCTACAACCGCGGCCCAAGCCGCTGGTTATCCACCGCGGGCGTCGTGTGGCCAGGCGGACAGAAGCAACTCGTAACAGTCATCCAAGGACGGTACTCCCTCGACGATAAGGGGTAATTGCTATGCATTTACCGCATACCTTCCCGCTCAAGGGCCGTCGCTGGACGGTGGAGCTCGTCGACAAGATCGACATGATGGAGGACGGGAAGGTCTGTCACGGTTTCTGTTACACGGAGACACGCACGATAGAGATCTTGGAAGGGCTCAACAGGCACAAGACCCTGCGGGCCTTTATCCACGAGTTCCTCCACGCAGTGGAGTTTGAGTACAAGATCAAGATCCCGCACTGGCTGATCTACAAGATCGACGGACCGCTGGCTACGATGTTTGGGCTTATTATGCAGCACAACCAATAGGAGCTCGTTTATGTCGGAAAGCCGAGAACTGAACTCAGACCTCCTAAAAGAAGTACACGATTACAGCATCGATCTGGATATCAATACGATCTACCTGGAGGACAACTCCGACCACAACCTCGACAACGAAGTCACTGTGGCGATGGCGAGGAAGTTCCGTAAGAACATGGCCACGCTGGTCAATGCCATGGTGGAAGATAAAGACAAAACCTCAATCATCGTTGAGATCAACACTCCGGGGGGCGACCTGGTATCGGGCCTATCCATATTCAATGCGGTGCGCCGAAGCAAAGTTCCCATGACCGCGCTGGTCACCGGCCAAGCCTGCTCAACCGGCTGCTTGATCCTCCAGGCCTTCAAAGACCGCGCGCTCGAGCCAAATGCCCTGGTCATGTACCACTCCGGCCAGACCGGTGTTATGAAGCCGTCCCAGGAGTTTAAAAATGCCTCTGAGTGCGAGGTTTTCTACAGCAAGATGGTCGACGGCCTGGTCTACGAACGCGTCTTAGAGAAGCAGCCAGGCCTCTCCAGGCGGGACTTTGACATCGCAGTGATGGAGGGCCTCTACTTCCATGATCCTAAGGACGCGATCGCGTATGGGCTGGCGGATAGAATAGCTACCAAGTCGTAAAGCGACGTGTCGAAAAAACTCGTTTTATTTAACATGACGTGGTCGATATGTCGAAAAAAGTCGATTTCTTCGACATGTTGGTGGGGCCGGTAGGATTCAAACCTACATGCGCTCGGCACGCTCCGGGTTTACAGCCCGGTGGGGCAAATCGTATCCCGCCTCGTCCCCGCAAACTAGGCACTCGGTCTTCGATATATACGGGTCTTCGCCGGGCTCCCAAACAAGCGTTGGCAGCACATACTTAGAACCGCACTTCTCGCATTGATAACTTGTGGATGAGCTAGGGATCAGGGATAGTAATAGAAACAATAACCGCAGGCGATTGAGGGTAACTTAGCTGGAGTGATCATGACGCGTCCTCCTCTAGAAGGAGTCCATCTTACGATGGTCGCTGAAAAGAAACAAGCTAAGCCGCGCGTTTGCCTGCGCTGCCAAAAGCTCTTCCCCAGTCGCGGGCCGCAGAATAGGCTGTGCGCGCGATGCCTCAAGCACATCGCGGAGACCAACTGGGGTGGTTAGGCTATGTCTAAAATAATCATAGCTGGTACCGCCTGGCACGTTCCCGAACCGGAAGAGATCGGCCTCTCAATGGTAGAGGCCGGCTTTCAGATCACGGAAGTTGTCTCATCCGGCGAAGTTGGGGCATCCGCCGCTGGCAGGGAATGGGCCTGGCGGCATGATCTGCTGCTACTGGTATTCAATCCCGACCCCACGAAGCCAAAGCGCAACGCAGAGATGGCAAACTACGCTGACGGGCTGCTGGCTTGGTGGGACGGGAGAAGTAAAGAAGTGGGCGACTTGGTCGCCCGTATGATTAGTTTAAACAAACCTGTTTGGATAGAGATGCTCCAGCCCATTCCAGAGGAGGATGGGCCAGAGGATTAGCTCGGGTTGTGTCTCATCCAGATATCATCAGAAAGACGGGGAGCCAAAAAGCGGTCCACCGCGTCCTCCGCAATAGTGGCTATAGGTGAGCAGATCACAAACCACCCCGTTCCATATGTGGCAATCTCGCAACCGATCATTACTCCCCAGTAGGTAACTACTGAGCTGAAGCCCTGGTGCAGCGGGAGCTTGGCGTAGGGATCTGGTTGGATCTGGAACTCTGTCCCGGCAAAGTGCCTCCGGTACTCCGCCTCGCAAGTATCCCCTAAATTCATGTTCAGCGTCTCCGAGCACCACAGCGTGTTCTGCTGCGGGTGGAACACCACCGGGATCGTGTAGTTCAAAACCCAGATATCCTCTAGGTGCGTTCTTTCCATGACTGTGGGGCCAAGTACAAGCGCAATGATTGAATACCACTGCTCCACCCACACGCTAAGCGGCGCGTGGTCCCCAGTGTCCCCCATAAGCCCGTTGGCTTGCGCGATCAGCATGCCCTTATAGATGCCGTTCCATTCAGCCTGGAGCTGCGCCGCATGCGCGGTGTCACCGACAGCGGCCATCTCCTGCGAAGCGACATGGAACATCTCGTCAAAGGCGTCGTCGGCCAGCTTGGCGTTATTCTCCACGCGCAAGTCTGCCTCGATGCGGTGCCTGGTCGGGCGGCCGTCGAACTGCGACTGGCTGTCGCTCTGCGCAGCTCCAGCGCCCACAACGGCAACATCCCCGGCGCGGCCGCAACTAAGCAAGATCAAGAGGAATAACATAAAGACTTTTCGCATAAAAACTCTCCTCCTGGATGTGTCCAGAAGGAGAGTTTAACACGGAGTGTTACTGGCCAGCTAAGATCGCCTTCAGCTGATCCGTCGTCGACTCGTCCCACACCCCAACGTAGCTAAACGTCTGGGCATGTGTTGAGTCGAGCGCGATCACCGTCGGGAAGCTGTCCACGCCATAGTAGCTTGAGAGCGTGTTCGAGCAGTCGTTCAGCATCTGCGCCACCGGGTGGTGGTTGCTGATCCAGTCATTCCATTCCGACTGGCGGCAGTCGACGGTGACTTCAACAACTTGACCAGGGTAAGCGGTCGCTAGCGGATCGACGTTCGGCGCGTTCTCATTGCAATACGGGCAGCTGTCGAAGTAGAACTCGAGCACCAAAGCCTTGCCGGCCTCGTCGGTGCTATTGTACGTGCCGCCGTTCCCGTTAAGGACGGTGGCGCTGAACTCGTGGGCGTCGGCCGCGGTGTGTGACACCGAAGCTGGGCGACCACAGGCACTGAGCACTAGCAGAGCTACGACCAAGAAACGCTTCATAATAAAACCCCCCTTTAATGTGAAACGAACTACTCAACCACAACAGACACAGAGGCAGAGGCGCTGCCGCCCGGGCCTGTAGCAGTTACGGTGTACACGCTGTCGGCCGCGGGCGATACCCAGATCAGCGGAGTCGTGTCCCCAGTCGACCACTTGTAGGTCACACCGTCCGCCGGACGGACCTGCAAGGCAACCTTGTCTCCCTTATGGACGCGGTATGCTTGCGGCAAGCTCACCGACGGAGCGGCCGGAGGAGCTGGCGGTGTCGGCGGAGGAGGCGGGGGCGGGGGCGGCACAACTGCGCAGGTGTTGTCCACGTCGGCCCAGCCCTTCGCTGTGCAGATCGCGTGATGATCGCCAGTCTCGCCGGCAGGGCAGCCAACGTTCTCGATCACGCCTTGGGAGATGCCGCTGCAAGTCGCAGGGGCCATGACGCAGGTGTTGTCGGCGTCGGCCCATTGACCGGATGCCTGGCAGACCTGGGTATGGAGGCCAATGTCCCCGACCGGACAGCCAAGGCTGCGGATGATCCCGACGTTCTGGCCGTCGCACGTAGTGGGCGGTGTCGGCGCCGGCTTCGGGTGACAACCAGCTAGCGCGATTGCGATAGCAACGAACAATGTTTGTAACTTCATGGTGGTTTAGCCTTTCGTCGAAGAAGAAACGATGACCGTTACGGTCGCCGATGTTTTGTTGCCTTTGGCATCCGCCGCGGTAAGCGTATAGCTAGTCGTCTGAGTAGGTTTAACCCAGATAACCGGCCCAGCTTCGCCGTCAGACCAACCAAGAGTTGCATTGCCAGTCGACGGCGCAGGCACTTGGATCGGGACTTCCTGGCCGGCCGCGGCGAGGATCTCGATCGGGAGTTGTAGGTCGATCACCGGGGGCGGCGGGTTCACCGATTGGACGTAGACGACCATTGCCGACTGGTCACCGGATGCAATGTTGTCGCAGCCTAAGGCCATGTAGGCATAGCCATTCGCGCCCCAGCTAGTGCCCCAGCTGTTCTTCATTTTGTATTCGACGCCGCTGCCTCCGGCCACCGGCCGGTACCCAGTCAAACTGACCATGTGGTCAATAGCGCGCGCACCGCAGCTCGTCATCCGGTCGCTGCCCGAGTCGGTATTGAAGTTGCCACCAGCAGCAACGGTCACGCTAACGTCACCGAACTGGTAAATCGCGGCCTGCATCTCAGCATCGGTCGGGCCATTGGTGTCACCGATATAAGCCATTTTATAGGCCTGAACTGCAACAGGATTAGAGTTGCAACCGCCACCGCCTCCTTCCCAAGGACATGTCGTCAGCGAAGCGACACCGTGGCTGATTTCATAATTGAAATCCATTGAGCCGCCGCCACAGCCGTTTTCGTCACTCGCGTTATCCGTAGTGTCTTCTTCGGAAAGGCTTTGAAACGGGCTGGGCGTGCCTGCAAGAATGGATGCGGATTCCAGTGCGCCGGTTCTAGAAAATGCCCAACAATCTCCACAACTTCCCTGTCCAGGCATCTTGATCGGCGTAGCTTTTCCTGCTGTTTGCGCGTCGTAGGACGGGGGTAGATCAGTGCGCGGCGCCGGCTTATAGTAAACCGCACCTCGCTTGTGCTTCTTGATGAAGCCCTTGTAGTAGGTTACTCCGTCGATTGTGACCGAAAGATCTTTGGGTGTCTCCGCAGCAGACGCGAGTCCACCGAAGAAACACATTAGCACCAGAAAAAACTTCATAAAACCCCCAGATAAGTGAGTCGGACGCCCGAGCTTAGCATAGGTGATTAAATGATGAAAGTTACTTTAACCAGCCGCCTTTGCCTATCCGCATCGTGTTGCCGCGCCACACGACGTGGTCTTTAACCAAGGCATTCACCCAGATCAACGGAGCAAGTATCTGGGACAACATCCACGTAAACGGCCGCGGCCGCCCGCCGAGCGCAGTCATTAGTAACATGTCCATTACTAACCACAGGCACAAAGTAACTTCAGCGTATCTAACCGAGCAAGTTAGTGCGCCGATCACGACCGGGAATTGCGTCGGCGTTCCGAAGAAGGCCACCGGCGCTGAGTACTTCTGAAGGAGATTCCATCTCAGGGCGCGCTGCCAGTACTCGCGCAGCGATCGCTTGCCCACGAACTGGGGTATGCCTTTATGCTGAACGTCCACGCTCTTTCCCAGACTGTTCATCGCCCGGCCAATCATGTAGTCTTCCGCCACATGATGCGCAAACGCCGACAGGCCGCCGAAGCGTGCCGCGACGCTTCTCTTGAACAGCATCGACTTCCCGATTACAAAACCCACACCAAAGCTGCGACCGATGTTAACCCACCGCGCGTAGAACGTATTCCATGTTGCCTCTTCGAGGTTGCCACCGAAGTTCTCTGCGCCGAAACACTGCACGAACCCCGTAACGATTCCTGTGTTGGGGGCATCCACCAACAACGGGATGGCTTCACGGAGATAGTTCCGGTCAGCGCGGACGTTGCTATCACTGCAAAGAACCACGTCGTACTTCGCGAGAGACCACGCCCTGTCTAGATTTGCAACCTTCGGGTTGGGCCCTATTGTGGAGTCGCTAAGCACGATACGAAAGCCTGCCTCGGGGTACTTCTGGTGCAGCCGGATCAGCACGGCGAATGCAGGATCTTTTGCATCCGCAAGAAAGAAGATCACCTCGTACTCGGGGTAATCAATATGTAGGAAGCTTTCAAGATTCTCGAATAGCTGGGGATCGTTGCCACAGAGAGGCTTCAGGATGGAGACTGGTGGCGCGCTGTGCTCGTTGAAGACGGGGGATGGCGCGAACTGCGCCCGCCAGATCGTATAGATCGTGCCCCAAACTAAAAATGCCGCGGAGATGTTCCAGAGGATGACCATGGCAATGTGGAAGTATTCCATGGCCACCCACCATTATGGTTCGAACGTGTCGGTGATCCAGTCGCGCAGCTTCAACGCTTGCTTCGGGTGCAACGTCATCCGGATCTCGCCCTGCTTCAACATTAGCTCTCCATTAGAAGTAACAAATGCTGAGGCGTGTTCCAACTTAATTGTTGGGCATGACGGCTTTGGGGCCTTTGCGTAAGCTTCGGCTTTGGATGACTTCTCCGTCATAAGCGGACTCCTGTGTGTTTTTAGAAGCTGACTTACGGTACCTCCAGTACCGGACGCCTTCCCAAATAGAACTTTTCAACAGGTTATCCTTAGCTGGCAAAACCTGCAAATTAGTGAAGTGGAAACACTGCTTCTGCTGTTCTGGGTCGCTAAGATCAAAGGAAGCGCACGGCCTTTTATGATCGACATGAAAATCCCGCCCAAGGGTTGCCCCCTCTGGGAGCTGAGATAACAGGTGGGTTTTTAATTCAGCCAAGGTGCAACCCACCAAGGAGGTTATAGAATGGTTCTTTTTTATGCCCTGAAGCTTTAGCGCCTGCCACAGCGATGCTCTGAGCAGCGACTTGATTCTCGCCTCCTTACAAGAGTGGTATCTTTCCATACTGCGGGCGGTGGCGCGGGCCTTAACCTCAGGTGAACGAAAGTAGGCCCTCAGGCGGTCTCGGTTGTTTTCCCTCCACCGCGCATCCGATCTGGCCTTAGTTTGTTTAAGCTTCTCTGGGTTGGCCGCTTTCCACGCCTCATTTGTGGCGCGCTCGTGCGACTTATTTTTAGCGTAGTGCGCTGCACGCATGGCGCGCACGCGCTCTCTATTGGCTGCCTTCCAGGCCCTAGCCTTAGCAAGAGTTTCTTCCTTAGATCTAGTCCTAGTTCTCATCAGGAGAGGGCGTCTTCTGAGCGCTGCCCGAAGTACCATTGCAAGTCTCTGCGGAGTTGAGGCTTGCGGTTCGTGACTTGATACAAGCCCTGCCAGTCTCTCTTCAAGTCCAGATCTGGATTGAACTCGTTCTTCGCTAGGATCTGCTCGCGCGTTCCATATAACCGACCTGCTTTGGCCCCGTGCCAATAATGGAAAACTACGCCGGGCATCACTCCCAGATTGCCAAGTATTGCGCGTTCGTTCCACAAGGATTTGCGCGCGCGGTCTTCCCACTCGAGGAACATCTCGCCCATACGGCCCTGGTCTGGGCGGACGACTCGGTTGCATTGGCCGGTCAGTGCATGGGCCATGTACCAATCGGAGGCACCCAGGATTCCCCAATCAATCAGGCCACCTAGCTGATCCCATGCTTCGCGGCGCATGGCCCACGCGAGACCGGGGGCGCCGGGGTAGCCGGGCTTTGTCGTGCTCGGATATGGGTAATGAAAGTCTTCCTTGTAAGGCAGCTTACCGCCGTCCACCGGGCCGTGCTCGTTCCAGTAGTCAGCGAACGAACGGATCGTCCCAACAAGTTCGTGTTTACTGTTGAGGTCGTGCAACTGGCTCCACATTTGAATGACGGGGTAGTGCTCTAGTAGATGTAGAGTTTCGTTCGCCCAGTCGTACCTGGCAAAATGAGTGTCAGCGTCAATAAAGGCCATCTTCCCCCAGCCAAGCGGCAACCGCTGCACAGCAAGATTTATTAAGGCCTCCTTGAGCCAAAGTTCGTGGAACGTTCGCAACTGAATATTGCGCGGATCGTCCGGCGACGTCACCACGAAGTCGCGGTCACCGAAGGCAACCTCGATCGTATAGAGAATGGCCCCGGCCTCGGCGACCATCTTCTTGAAGTCCGCGTATAGCCGCCAGCGCGAACGATAGCGGGCGGCGTTGAACACGGGAGTGATGACATAGAGCGGTTCGTGCAGTTTATCTTGTCGCTGGAACGGACGTTCGAGCTTACGGTCTATAGGTTGCTCAAACTGATACGCTTCCTTGTTCACGCGAGGCCTCCTTCCTTGGGGTTCTCCAATATTTCCCGTTCCACTTAGAGTTCTTAGACCTGTTGACTGCCGAGGGTAGCATTTGCAGGTTGGTATAATGAAAACACGCCCGCCGCTGTTCTTCATCCGTAAGGTCAAAAGAGGCGCACGGTCTGATGTGGTCTACATGGAATCCGGCGTCTAGAGCCATCTTTAAAGTCATCCCTATGGGTAAGGTTGACTCCAAGTATGCTCGGAGTTTTTCGCGAGTGCAACCAACCAGCCTGAGGGTAGAAGCAGATTTCTCTGTTCTGTAGGTTCTCATGGCATGATTTAATCTGCCTGCCAGTCTGCCGCGAATACAGGCTAGCGCACTGGTTGCTCGTAGCTTCCGCACACGAGCAGCATGATCGGCTCGGTATTCTGGGGTGGCGCGTATAGCCTTGAGTTTCTCCCTATTTTCGGCACGGTACTCAGCGTTGGCTTTGCTTCTTTTTTCGGGGGTTGCTGAAGGACAATTCCGCTTTTTAATAGCCATGATCTCTTTGTTGCGAGCGTAATATTCTTTCGCTTTTGCAATAAGTCCGGCCTTGTTTTCCTCTCTATAAAGACGGAAGTACTCTGCCTTCTTTTCTTTAGTTTTCTCTCTATAAGTACGTTGATACTCTTTCATCCGATCTTTAGTTTTCTCTCTATAACGGTGAGCAGCTGCCAGTTTAGCTGGACTAGTTTTAAGGATTTTTTCTTCTTTGGCCATGTGTTCTACGTCGTATTTATTTATTCAGGCAAAGTGTACCGACGGCTCTTTCCCAAATGAATATCGCTAGTTAGCTTGGCATAGTGGAGGCTATGCAGCCAATCGTCGGGATCACTTGGCCTATGGTCATATTTGATCTCTCGTCGGTACTC